GCCACAGCTTAAACGGCGGCGAGGGTGCATAGCGACTCCCAAAAATCTGAGAGTCGCTATCTGCCCAAACGGCGGTTTCGGGTTGCAGAGAGCGGGCGTGCGTGTTGTTTTCGGGGTTCACGGCCTTGCGTCCTACGCCCCGTGCGGATCAGCACCTAGTGCCTTTACTGTCCCGGGTGGAGTCGTCAGCGCGCCGGGGTTATTCCGCAATCTGCCCCCTCTTGGTGCGTCCATTCCATGGACCGTTAGGCGGGGGGCCGAACTTCAGACCTGTTGCCCATCCTGGGGCTATGTGTGTGCGGAGTTATTTACTAGCCATCATCCAGAGTCCAACATTGGCAGCGGCGTAGGCAGCGTAAGTGATTGCCATGCCTACGTTTCCGTGAAGCCCCTGCTCAAAGGACACATACAAGTAGATCACACCCGTCATTATGATTAGTGTCCCGCTCATCGCTTCTCCAATGCGGCCTTCAGTCGGGCGATGATATTCGATTGAACCTGGATTTTCCAAAGCAGTGCGGCGGATTTTTCTGACCACTCCTGGCCGTCAATGGCACGCCCCAGCATGGCTTGGCACTCACCCACCAATACGCCGATGGACTCACCGTCCAGCTTCCGCCCCCCTCGCAGCTGTTCGATCTCATCCGCTGCCTCCACCACCAGCCCCCTGGCCGCATCCATCAGTGCGTAGTGTGAGGCTTCTCGCAGCCGGTCAACGATGTCGCTCATGCCAATCGCTCCCATAGGACATAGGCCAGCATGGCGGCGCAGCCCAGATAGAACAGCGTGTGCATCTGGCGTTCAGTCATTTGGTTCTCTCCAGTAGATTGCGGAGGGTGGTGCTGTATTTTTCCACCTTACTCCACCGATGGTTCGTCCATTCCGCCTTGGCAAAACATTCAATCGCCTCCCGCTCCTCGGCGGTGAGCGCCCAACTCATATGCGAAACACATCGTTTTCGATATGTTTTCCCATATGATTCGGCGGCGTACTCGCTCGCCTGCATGTCTCGCTTTGTCATGGCTGTTCCTGTGTGTTGGAGGCAGGGTTTTTGGTAGACCGGAACCCTGCGGAAACCGGGATGAATTACCAGTAGCGGACGCAGGCGAACCATCCGCGCGGGCCGCGGGACACGGCGACTTCCTTCACGCGGCGCTGGCCCCAGTAGCAGGAGGCGCGGCAGGCGGCGTCCCCGCTGACGGTGGAGAAGCCGATCCCTTCGTATCCCTGGCCACCCCGGTGTCGGAGGATGCCGGTGCGGGCCATCTCGTTGGCATCGTCCTGAGCGGAGCGGGTGACGGTCACCGTCCGCGTGCGGGTGTCGGCTTGGGCTACGCTGGCCACACACAAGATGAAGCAAACTGTAAGAAAACGCATAGTCGAATCCTTTCGTTACGAACCATCCATGACCAACACCGTGCTGGTCGTACTATTCGGGAGACGCCTCCCGTTTGGCAAAGTCCCGGGCAGCGTCGGGATCGAACTGCCCAGGGAATGTGAAGTCCAACCAGCTTGGGTAATGACGCAAAAGCCGCCTCGCCTCGGCCCTGACATCCTTGGGTATCCGCTTCAGCCCGCCGCCGTATGGGGTGGCGAGCCGTAGCAGGAACCGCTGGGCAGACAGGACGCTGCGAGTGCGTTCGTTGGGTAGGGTCATTAGTTGTTGCTGAAACCAGGGAGCGCCCGCTCGCAGGCGTGTCGAATGCAGGTGTCGATGTACCCGATGAGGCGACGGCAGTTTGCCGCTTCTGTGAGGTGGCTATTCATCTCCTCTTCATAGTCGTCGTCATCTTCGTACTGAGCGGCCATGTCTTCGCAGCAGTCCGCAGACTCCTCTAGCAGAGCCACCAGCTTTTCCAGTTCTTCGCCATCAAGTTCAATGTTAATAATCATGTCCACCTCGGGTAAATAATAACACCATTAGTACGACTGCCGTTCTGCACTTCCACCGCTACGATTCGGGGGAAGTCCTTCGTTAACATCTCTGCCGTGTCGATCATCGCTTGGCTATCAATCACCTGCCGGTTGGTCTGCACGTAGGCGTTGATCTCCACGTAGTCTTCTTGGTCAATCGGCCCGCTCTTATCACGCTCCACCCATGTACGGATGTTGGTGTGCAGCGTGCGGAACGAGAGGATGTTTTCGTACAGCCGCTGCGGCCGGGAGAACATTGGGAGAAAGCTCATGCCTCACCCCACATTCCGATCAGCTTTGCCTGGAGCCTTGCGACCTCGGCCTCTAGCAGACGGATCCGACTTATCAATTGTTTCACTGTCTCCTCCTCCTTGGATAAAGATTCCTGTGTCACCGTCAACCATCTCCAGTAATTGATGTGGGTACAAAAGTGTGACAAGTTCCTCCGCGGCGCGCAAATGACTTTTTGGTGCGACGAGGGTGGGCACCTCATGCCCGCGGCCCCGGTCAAACACAACCTTCTCAGTCCATGTCTCATCCCTATCTAGCGCCGACAGCCACACCCATTTGCCGGTTGGCTTCGACTTATAGATGTAGGCAAAGTGCCGTAGGTTCTCCCGTGCCATACCATGCAGGTCATCAACGAACACCGTGTCATAGGGGTAGTCCTCTGGACAGGTGAACGAGATGGACCGCTCCTTGATCTCCAGGCTCAGCAGCACCACTGCGTCTGGTGTCTCGCAGTGATCCTTGTTCTTGTTGTGACCCGTGATCACCAGCTTGCGACCATGAGCCGCCGACCGGCCAGCGGAGCGCAGGTCATCGACCCACGCCCGCTCGGCTCGGTGGCCATTAGTCAACGCGGATTTGAATGAACGATGCGCCACGCGGCCTCCATGCGAAAGCTCTGATGCCGGGGGAAGGTTTCCTTTCCAGCCCCCGATTGCTGCGAACCTCCAAGGCCCGCTGCAGGATCTCGTCTGGCGTGGGATCGAACGGCTTCAGACCGTCGTCGTACCACTCCAGGTTGGCGGCAATCGGCTCGGCCTCGCGGATCAACGCGGTGTGGCGGCGCACGCTGGCCGACCATTCCGCGCTCTCCCCGAACACCTCACCGACATCGGCGTCGTCGTAGCCGGGATCCAACTGGCAGATGACAGCGAGACGCTCACGGCTGGGCACCTTGCCGACAGCCTTCAGCATCCGCAGCACACCGCGGCAGACCTCGGGACACAGGCCCAACTGCTTGGCCACCCGTGTCACCTGCTCATGGTTGATGATCACGCGGTGCCACAGCTGGCCTGCGAAAGCCAATGGGTGCGTTGAGCCAAGACCACAGTCGCCGCCAGAAACTAACTTTACGATGTTCATCCGAACCTCCTTGTGTAAACGCATGCTCCGGTGGGAACGCATGCGGGACATCGAACCTCCAGAGAATCTCCGATACCGTCTCGTCAACTAACAAATCTTTCTGATCGTCCATGGCGTCTCCCCAATTCCTTGCGAAACATTGACTTGATCCAGCCGTTGAGCTTGTCGTTGTGAGCAGCCCACTGAACGTAGTGATCGGGCAACTCGCTGAGTTTGAAACCGGCGTACTTCCCCTTGAGCGGGTTGTTGTAAGTACCAACGGAGCGAACACCCTTCCATGTAATATCAACGTCCTTGCCGTGGATGCGGCCCTCGCCGCGACCTTGGGTGTTGCGGCGCATCTCTTCGATCAGCTTGGCACTGGCGATCCGCTCGGCCTTCTTTGCCGCCTCTGCCAACGCCAGTGCGTCTATCTCTTCCTGCGAGAGTGGAGACTGCGCCGCTGCTTTACGGACTTGCTCTTTGACTTCCTCGTCGTCGGAGGTGCAGAACATGTCCACGGCTGTGATGACTGTGTGGTCAAGCGTTCCTGCTGTGCAATCAACAATCTTGAAATGAGGTTTATCTGAACGCGCGATTGCAGCAATTCTGTCGGCAGGTGTGAGAAGATCCTCGCCGTCAACGACACCGGGGAGAGGGCGAGTGGCTCGTCCAACGCACTGCAACCAAAAACTTCTGGATCGGGTTGGTCGGGCAAGGATGAGGGTTGCGGTCGGTGGGTAATCGAATCCCACGGCGACGACTTGGCAGTTGACAAGGACCCTGGCTTGTCGGGACTTAAAGGCTGCAAGTGCATCGGCTCGCTCCTCATCGGGCATGGTGCCCCAGACACAGACGGCTGGGATTCCGTAGTTCCTGGTCAGGTACTCAGTCGCACCCTTGGCTGCGAACACACTGCCCGTGAACAGGACGGTCTGTCCCATCATCTCCTCGGCGGTGATCATGCAGGCGCGGTGCAGATTGGCTTCCTTGTTCAGTTCCGCGGCGAGCTTCGTCTGGTTGAAGTCGCCGCCGACAATGTTGACCTTGCTCAGATCCAGTGACTCAACCTTGCTCAGCTTGCAAACAGGGGGAACTGACCATCCGTTGGCGATGGCCCACTGGAGGTCGTAGTTACAGACTGACTCTTCGTAGAACTGCATGCGTTACTCCTTAGCATTGGCTTGCCATCCATCCGAAATGGCGTAGCCGTGAACCCAGCAACCATTGCTCCCTGTTGCTGGAAGAACTCCAACATCTCAATGACCGGCTCGCTGCACTGCATGTGTGCTTCGTCCACAATGACGAGCGAGAACCCGCTGAACCGCTTGTATCTCTTCTCGCCCTGGCGGCTGGACAGCAGCGTCTGCTTCGATGCGACCACCACCTTGGCTGGCCAGTAGTCCCGCTCCGCAACGAAGTCGGCCATCTCAATGTCGGGATCGGAGTCGGTGACCTGACGCACCTTGTCAGCGGCCTGCCAGACAAGCTCACGCATGGGGGCGATGATCAGCGTGCGGCCCGGGATGCGATCCGCGAGCGCCGTGAAGATGACAGTCTTGCCAGCGCCAGTGAACAGGCCAACGAGCGTGGACTTCACACCGCGGCGCATTGCGTCCAGCAGCGATTCGATCACTTCAGTTTGGTAGGCGCGCAGTCTGAGCATGAAACGTCCTTGTGTATGAAGAAGCCCGGGGGAGGGCGGGTCGGAGGTTCCCGCCCTCAACCCCAGGCGGCGCGGAGCAGCGCGCCTTCTAGCGGAACTCTGAAACGAACTCTTCTTCGCGGGCACTGTCCTTCTTCCCGCCAACAAGCTGGATGCCATTGACGTTGAGGACAACCTTGCTCCTCTTCTGGCCGTCACGCTCCCAGACCTGCTGATCAAGCTCCCCTTCGACAAGGACAGAGGTGCCCTTGTTCAGGTAGTTGACGACAGCGCCACCCTTCCAGTATTCGCAATCCATGAACAAGACCTTGCCCTCGCGGTAAGGGTTGTTCACGGCCACGCTGAACTTCACAACATCCTTCTCGCCAACGCGACGAATGTCGGGGTCAGCAGTGATGTTGCCCATGAGAATCGTCCTGTTGTAACTAGCCATTGGTCACTACCTCCTTGGTTTCCCAGCATCGAACAAACTCAGCCTTGCAACGGTCGTACACATCCCGTGCAATCGCCTTCTCCCGAAGACGCAACTCCACTGTCTTCATCACGTTCACCGCAGTGCCACGGTCTTCCGCGTCTGCGATGGTCTTCTTCCACTCCTGCTCCCACTGCAGGTTGCGAGCGGAAGCAGTCGGCTTCTGCGGGGCGCGTTGCGGAGCGGACTCCACCTTCACGCTGTCGCCGTCGTCGTCAGCCTCACCAGAGAAGCCTCCCGTGAGAGCCATCAGCAGGGTCCGCTTGGCGTAGGTGCAAGCCGCGCCGAACCCCTGCATGTCACCTTTGGGGTTCACCAGAGGTGCGATGCCCGTGAGGTATTGCCCCGTCTTGTGACGCAAGGTTCCAACCAGCACCCACTGACCGGCCACCAGCCCCGGCCGGAAGTCCGGCAGAGCAAGGCCGTGCTTGGTCAGCGGGCCACGCAGCGAGTCGCAGCAAGTGGCGTAGGACGAGAACCTGCTTTTGAAGTGCGGGTTCGCAGCATCCAACTCAACGTGCTTGTACTCAGCCTGTGCCTTTGCCAGTGCCTCAGTGAGTGCGCTGGTATCGGGCGACGATGACGGTCCCAAAATGTCATGGCTATCAGTCATACTGTGATTACCTCCTCCTCCTGACGCTTCGCCCACTGGGGAAACTGAAGCTCCGTGATCTCACCGGCATCGGCCGATTCGTACACGCCAGTCTCCCTGCGAAGGCGAACCTCCTCCATCACGCGGGTCATACGCAGGCCCGCCTCCTCAACGATCTCTGTCGGCAGATAGAAAACGTGGACACCGTACGGGGCCATCGTCTGGACGAAGACGAACGGCATGCGGAAGTGCGGCAAGCCCACAGCCTTGGCACCCTGGCAGTACAGCCATTCCTGCTCCGCGTACCCGAAGTCCATCGCACTGCGGTAGACCTTGTCCCAAGTGGACGAGGTCGTCTTCAGATCCCACCACAGCGTTGGAGTGCAGCCGTCCGGTCGCACCTTGCAGCGGTGGCCGTTCAGTTCAAAGAACACCGACACCTGAGTCTCAGTGGTCTGCTCCACCAGAGCCTTGGCGGCAGGGTTCTCAAGGAGATGCGTCAGCATCACCTCCAGCTGCCATCCCTCTTCCGCGTTGCAGTCGATCAACCCCTTGGCCTCGGCCTGCGACTTCCACTCGTCGTAGGCTTTCCCCCGGCGGTGGCCGTTGCTGGCCAGCACCTCGGCGGGAGGGATGGCGAGAACGTCACTCAACTTCTTTCCCTCACAGACAGCCGTGACGATGGTGTCAAACTTGCTGCCCGTGCGGGTTCCGGCGTTCCCCCCAAAGAGGGAGTAGCCTTGATCCATCCACCGCTGCGCCTCGCCGCCGTACTTGGCGACAGAGTGCAGGTAGGACCGGCCAAGAAAATCGTTCTGCGAGTGGTAGTCGGCATTGCTCATGCCCACCACCTTCCGTGGCAAAGTAGTCATCCGTACACCTCCTAGTGAAAAGCCCCATCCGTGGGGCGAACCGAATCCCTCCGAAGAGAACGGCGGAACAAAACCGCCGCTCGGCCCAACTGTCCGAGAGCGAGAAGGGTGAGCAGAGTGCCCACGCCGTGGAGAAAAATGACGACCACTAGCAAAGCTAGGACCGCCCCCCTTAGAATTCGGGAGAGCCACCCACTTGGGGGGCCGCTTCGACCGATCCTATCCAATTGAGCTAGGGGTGCCTTGTGCGAGCCGAGTATAGCAGAGGGCTTGTGGATTCCAACGGAGGGGGTAGTCTCACCCCCCTCACCCAGATCCACAAAATTTCCGATAACAACATGACTGTGCGACAGTTCGCGGAGGCTTACGCCCTCCAGTCGGGGGCTAGCCCCGGATACCGTGAGCAACTCGTTGTGATGGCAAAGCGGCTCCCTTGGGGGGTGGCCGACTTGACCGTCGCCAACATCGATGCGTACCTGACGAATGCTCTCGGTCATCTCGCCGCCTCCACGGTTCACAACCATCGCCGGATGCTGTCCACCCTGCGACGAGCCGCCCTGCGCGACGGCCTGCTGGTGGACGATTGTACACGCCCGATCCGCCGTGTCAAGCACACGCTTCCGATGGTCCGCGCTTGGACCCATGACGAGATGAGAACACTGCTTGCGGTGGCCTCTGAGATGCCGGGGGGTACGCTGTACTGCCCGCACAGAATCCTGCTGCCCGCATGGATTCTTGTGGGCTACAGCAGCGGGCTGCGGCTCGGGGATCTGCTGGCCATTACCTACGATTCCCTTCGCGGGGATCGCTTGGCTACGGTGCTGCAGAAAACTCGCCAGCCGCATGTCGTCGTCCTTGACGCTAATGCCTTGGAATCCATTCGCTCCCTACCTCGTCGCGGCCCGAAGATTTTCGGGGGACTGGTTGGAAGGAGCCGGATCATAGTGGCCATGCGCGCACTTGTCAAAAGTGCAGGTCTGACTGGCTCAGGCAAATACCTGCGTAGAAGCAGTGCAACTTACGCCCAATTAGCGGGAATGGACGCAACTGGACACCTGGGTCATTTGACCCCGGGCATGAAACGGCACTACCTAGATCCCGTGATTCTGTCGGATCTGAAGCGGGCGGTGCCCAGCCTAGAACTGGCTGGGCAACCCTAGCATCTGCATCGGGTCCATCCCGGCCTGCGCTTTTTTCTTGTCCCGGGCGCGCTTGGCGGCTTCGTTCTGGATGATCTTGTAGAGCAGGTACATGTCACGCTGTTCCTTCGGCATGGACCGCAGGACATCGTCTGGGACAGTTATGTTTTCGTAGGTGCGGACGCCGGGGGTGGTGGACAGGAGTTTGTTCAGCATGTCCCGGGCGGCGAGTTGCTTGGTCCGTTCGCTATCAACGTCCGTGAGCTTCAGCCCTGCCAAGAGGTTGAATGCTGCCTTGGAGTATCTGTCTGCTGGATCAAGCCGGTCGTCACGCAACTGCCGGTAGGTTCCGATGGCACGGGCACCGAACGGCAGCAGGTTGGTCGCAAGCTGCTCCAGCGGCCTGCCCATTGGGCCAATGTCTTGCTCTAGGACTGAGTAGAGGTCTGACAACTGTCTGCCGGAATACAACTGCCGGTTGGTGATGTACTCCAGTGGGGCTTTGATCAGCGGGTTAGCCATGCCCAAGATGTTGGAGCCAGTGCGCTGAACGGCGTCGGCCACCCTTGCGGAGGCCGTGGCCCCAACACCAAGTGATGGCAAGCCAAACGTCGATTCCCACGGCAAGTCTACGTTGGTCAGATACCGGCGCAGCCCCGGCTTTGGGGAGCCGCCAAGCAGCGAAGTCCACTCCGCTGGGAGCGGGATGGCTGCGGATTGCCGAAGATGCTCGGGCACCATGTTGCCTTCGGTAGGCTCGGTGCCACGGGTCACCGCCCGTATCGACTGGCCCTGCAGTCCGCCAGGGTTGTAGACTAGTCGGTCGAAAATGCTTGGCATGATGTTTTTCTGGAAACTCCAGAACGGCATCGCGCGCTTCATAAACGTCCGGTCGAAGCCAGTGAAAGCCTCCGGCCGATAGTCCACGTTCACCATGCGGTTGAGGTCACCAGCCACGCCAGGATCGACACCCTTGCGTAGCTGATTGATGAACGTGCCGTTTCGCAGCATGTCCTCAACGGTCGAACCAATTGCGTCATTAGCAACTAGTAGCGGGTTGGTGTTGCGAGAAGGTGCCTCGCGAGTCCAGCCGACTCCTCGCATGCTGGTAAAGTCGTCTACAAACTGCCCCCACGTTCGCTCGGGATTGTAGAACGAGCGAGCCACGGAACCCCCGGTAGAAGCTCCTGGGTAGTTGCCGCGAATCTCCTGCTCAGGACGACCAGACACGTCATCAATGAGGTTGCCAGTGGAGACTTGTTGCGCACCAGACAGCCGGATGTATCGCTCTAGGATCTGATCGTCGGTCAGGCCCTCAAAGGCAGGAGTGCCTCGCAGTCGATTCACTAGCGCGTCGTAGTTTCCGCGGCTGGCCTGAAACGCCGCCCAATAGTCAGAAGGACTGAAAGCCCCGTGTGCCGCAGCATTGATCATGCCGCTGTAGGAGTTACGGACATGGAACGCGGGCGATGCAAGTGCCCCAACCTTAAAGGCATTGGTCAGGTTATCGATGCCCTTCAGCAATCCCTGCTCGGGGAGCGCGGCCCGCGTTTGCGGGGCGAGCGTGGCGAGGGCATTGATGTATCGCTCATTGATAGAAAAGTTGGTGGGGTCTTGGCCTGTGCGCGCCTGCCACATCTGACGGAAGTTCCGCTCGTCATAGCCAAGGCGCTGAGCGGCCTCGGGCAACGCAATGTTTACACCACCAGCGGAAGCTCCTGCCGGGACATTCTCCACCAGCTGCATCATGCGATTGGTGAGAACGTCCGAGTTAGCCTGGGTGCGCGCCTGCCCCCGGCGATACTGCCGCACGTTCTCCCAAGCGGGCGTGTCGTAGATGCCAGTGCCAGTCTCAGCGAACTGCGTGTCCGCAGATCGAATGATGTCTGCAAGGTCGCGGTAGTTACGCCCAACGCGAGCGGTCAAGGCAGTATCCATTGCGGCCCGCTCAGCAGGAGTGGCAGCAATGTACTCAGGGGATTGACGAACGGAATCTTCAATGCCTTGGTACACCGACTGCCCAGGCTGTTTCCGGCCGATGGCATCAAATGCTGAGTCCAAGATCATGCGAGCCTGCCGCTCGTTGGCACCAATGAGAGACTGTTGCAATCCGCGGGAATCAATCACGCCCCGCCTGCCGTTAGCGATGGCATCGGCAAAGTCCTGCGGAGTCGTTCCGGTAAGCGCGTTGAACGTGTCCTGCCCGCCAACAACGTCTGTGTATTCGGGGCGGCTGCGGCCAAAGTTGTCGGCCGTGTTGATGAAACGCGCATCTCGCCCCCACGGCCGCTGGGTGGCAACGCCTCCACCCGGGATGTCGGGCGGAGCAGGACGCTCAAACCATTTTGTCTGGCGCGGTATCCAACCCGTGTCTGAGTTGGCGCTCGCCCACTGCGGCGCAGGCAGTCCCCGCGATGCAGACTCTGCTTGCGCCTGCGGACCAAGGTTAGTCATGGAGTCACGGATGATCCGAAACTCTGGGGTGTTCTCCATGACCCAGTCGGCTACCGCATCGCCGCTAGTGCGGGGGAGGCTCGGGCCAAAAACGGTGGGCTGAGACTCTACCCAGTTGTTTAGCGCACGCTGGAGATCGGAGCTTTGGAACTGTCGAAGCGTTCTCGGGATAGCCTCGCCCGCCAGAGGCCCAGAAGAGACAACCTCGGGAACCTGGGCGCGCTGGGCGTTAAACACCGCCACGGCATCCTCGCCATCGACCCGTTCTACAGCATCACGCGCAGCCCGATGGGCCATGCGGTGATCCATCTGGAGCGCATTGGTCAACTCCAGGTCGTTGCTGACCACTCCAAGAGGCCCAGCCGCGGGGCTAGTAAGCGAAGCGGCTGTGCGAGTGATGTTGCCAATGACTGGAGCAGTCTTTGTCCAGTTCCCCAGCGCATCGGCGTTTCTGGCAACCGCATCGCCAAACGCGCCGCCGTCAACGCTGAAGCCGATGTTTGTGCCCGGGACGCGGAAGTCGTCCAAGACACCAACGGCTTCGGTCATCCCGTTGGGGCCGACTCCAAACCGTTGAAATTGCTGATTCAGCCTTGTCTCTGCGGCCTGTCTGGCAGCGGGGTCAGCGATCTGGGCGAGGAGAGTGTTGGGCGTGGACAGCCTGTTGTATTCTCGCACCCTCGGCAGATCGTCGGCGTACGCTGGCAACCCGCGAGCAAGACGCAAAGCGCCAAGGTTGTCCACGGAATCCAAGGCCGCATCCCGCATCAAGCCTGCCGCTTGGGCAGCGCGACCGGCCGGACCTAGCGCACCTTTTCCTAGCACAGCACTCAGGCCCAGCGTGCCGTAGGTCAGTGGGTCTAGGAGAATCTCAGCCGCCAAGCCACCACCGAAGTTGCCCCAAGTATCTTGGGTGCCAGCCATGCCGTACTGGCGCAGAAGTTCCCGGCCCGTTACGCGGTCGTCGGATGATCCAAGAAAACTAAGGGGCTTGCCTGCCAGAACGCCTCGCACAAGCGCGCCAGGGGTGTCCAGCAGCCAACCGGCCGTAGACAGAGTGGACGTTCCAGCCTCCGCAAGAGAGCGGAGCATGCTGCTCTTCTCTTCCTGCGGCATAAGGTCCGCAAGAGTCGGATCATCGTTGGGGATCCCCTCCTGCCCATTCAGCAGGCCATAGGGATCGTATAGATCAAAGAGCGGGGAGCGAGCCATTACTCAGCCGTGGGGACTGGGGCGTATTCTGGATGCGGATACCACATGCGTGAGTGTGCAGAACCTCTGGCGCGCTGGCCAGGAGATTCGACGCCCATGCCATGGCGCGTAACAAGCTCCTTGCGCACCGCGGGGTCGGTGATTCCAAGACGGATCAAAACAGCGTCCATGCGCTTGGCATCGTCCGTAGTGAAGCCAAGCCAAGACTTGTCAGAGCGTGCCGCAATAGCGTCAAGAGACTCTTGGGCATTCGGCGTGCCATACTGGCCTTGCACCAGATCGACGCCGCCAGGACCAGCAAGAGCAATCGCTTCTGCCTCGCGCTGCTTTTGCTGCATTATCTTCATGCCAGTTTCGCGCGCCGTCGTCTCGGCACCGAGCTTCGCCTGAGTGGCTGCAGCAGCGACCTCTGCTTCCTTGAGTCGCTGATCCGCAACGTACTTGTCAGTCTCTGAGCGAGACTGCGTAGCCGCCGTGGCGGTTGCCAACTGCACCTCCAGGCCCTTAATCTTTAGTGCCGTGTCTCGGGCTGCGTCTGTTTGGCCGTTCTCCAGCTGCTTTACTAGCAATGCCTGCTGCTGATCCATCTTCTTTATCATGATCTCATTCTGCTGCTGTGACTGCTGCTGCTGAGCGGTGAACCTGCGTTCTTCAGAAGCCCGTGCAGTCTCACGCTCTTCTCGGGCTGCAACCCTGTTGGCTTCAGCAATCTCAGCAGCAGAAGCCCGTGCGTCCTGCCCTTCGGCACGGCGAGTCTCCGCTTCCAACTGAGCGATGGCCATGCGAGGATCGTTGTTGTTGTTGTAGCGATTGCCTGTCAGCCGTGATTCGATGACGCGCTGCTGTTGCTCTGGGCTAAGCATGCCAAAAGCGTTGGACATGTTGGCCCGGGAGTTGGAGCTAGCCAACAGCATCTGCGACTTCCACTGCGCCATCCGCGCGTTCTCATCATCCATGCGCTTCTGGGCCATGGCGGCGCGGGCCTGCATCGGCATCACGTTGTCGTCGGATCGGGCTTCCCCCACACCGCTCCACTCTGGCTGCTGCATCAGTTCCTCAACCGGAGTGCCAGTAGCCTTGGCCGCACGGTACAGCATCCGCTCCCGCCGGTAGTCGTCGGTCTTAATCCGATTGGCCTGCCTCTGGAACATTGCCTCTTTGTCTTCGTCCGACATTACCGGATCTTCCGCAATCGGAGTGTCGGCCCCCTCCAAGCCATCAGACAGCGACTCTGGCCCAACGGGAATGCCGGAACGTCGAAGAGCTTCTAGGCGTGAAAGCCTTGCACTGGGATCGATTTCCATCTTCTCTCCTACCGGGTCTGGGCGTAGTTGCGCTGCTGATCACCCATGGCTTGGAGCCTGCGGACTTCCGCCATCATCTGCTGGGCCTGCGGGACTTCACCGCCAGCCTGCTGACGCATCTGGTTCAACTGGGCGATGAGAGCCTGAGCCTTGATGTGAGGATCACTGGACCCCTGCGCCTGTTGCGGAGTCATGGCGTTACGGCTCTGATTGCTCATCGCCATCAGACGATTGATCTCCTTCATCATCTGAGGAGCCTCGGGCACTTCGCCACCCGCATCACGCCGCATCTTGTTCAGCTTTGCAATCAGAGCCTGGGCTTGGTCGCGCGGGCTGACCGGGGGTGCTTCTACCTTCGGAGCAGGGCGGCTCTCTTCAACGAGATCCGCGGTGCCATCGGTGCTGTCTAGCTCGCCAACGGCCTCCGACTCCGTGGATCGCATTCCCTTGGGCATCATGTTGTAAGCAGTAGCCCCGGCACCGATTAGGCCAGCACCCGCAGCGGCCTTGGCCCACGCGGGCATACCGCCGGGAGCAGGAGCGGCAGAGGCGGCTCGCGAGCCGCTATAGCCGTATGGAGCAAGTTGAAGATCCTCAGTGGGGGCGCGCCCACCCATCATGTTGTCGAACTGGCTAGCAATCCCATCGACTGCCTGCTGATCACGCATCGCCGTAGAGGCAGGGGCAGGGAGAGCTTTCTGAGCCGGGGCCGGGAGAGCCTTGCGCCCGCCTCGGGCAAGCTCCAAGCCGCGGGGCGACATGGTCAGCTGGCCATTGCGATCAAAAGTAAACGGACGCTCTTGGTCCCACTGGCGTACCATGTCATTCCAAGACTGCTGGTCAGCTGCGCTCAGCGGCTCGTCCAAGCTGCTCTCTGACATGCCGAACATATTCACATCGTCGCCGGGGTTTCGATCAACAGGAACGCCAGCCGTGGTTCCGATGCGAGGCTGTGCCGGGGCCGGGAGTCCGCGCATGGGTGCGGGAATCATAGCGCCGCCTTGGGCTGGCATTGCAACTCCGGGGCCGCGCAGGCGACTGTTCATCAGCGACTGCCGTGCGGCCACTAGGTCGGGCGACATTTCCCAGCGGCTCGCCGCATTCGGAGAGGCCAAGCCTGCAGAAGCGGCCTGTGAAGGATAGTCAAAGCCCAGCCAGTCGTTTGACTGCAACGCCTGCAGGTACTGCCTTTGCTCGGGCGAGAACTCCGACATGGCGTCCAGCACCTCCGACTCGTCGGCGTCGTACGCAACAGGCCAAGAGTCCCGCAGTTCATTGTGCGCGGCAACGCGGTCGCCGGACATGCCAGTGCCGCGCGGCTGACCAACTGGAACCCCAGGTCCGCGTCCCCCATATGGGATTAACGCCCGGATCTCGTCTTCCGGTGCTTGGAGGGGCAGCTGCATCTGACGGACCGGGGCAGGGGATGCCATGCCAGCGACAGCGCGATGAATCTCGTCGGCCGACATTCCCGGCTTAATTAGGCCAGCATCAGCGGCGCGCTTGAGCCAGACCGAGTTAACGCCGCTTGCGCCGGTGGCAATGAGGTTGTCTAGCCAATTAGCCATTGTGCTTCTTCCCCTTCTTCGGAATGTCAGGCATCTCTTCCCCGTCCTTCGGCCCGTCGTCGTCTTCGACCATCGGGGTGTTGGGCTTGCCGTGCATCTCTTCGTCCAGATCGGCAAGGTCGTTCTTCGGCTGCTTGTCGGACTTCTCGCCCTTGCCCAGCTTGGCGATGATCTTCTTTTCCTCTTCGTCGCTGGCGGATAGCAGCTGCTTGACCAGTCGCTTCAGTCCGGCCTGCGTCAGATCGTCTAGGTCAAAGTCAATGCGTGCCATTACTGAAGCAAGCCTCCAAGGATCGAAGTCGCAAAGTTCATCGCAGAGTTCTGCCGCTGCTGTGCGGCCATCTGGTTGTTGTATTGCTGCTGCATCAGCAGAGACTGAATCGACTGGTGCTGCGAAGCGTCGGACTGCTGGTTCTGCATGGAGTAGGCGTTGTTGTAGTCCTGTGCCTTCTGCTTGGTGCCGTACGCCTCCGCGATGCCTTGGGCCATCTTCTGCGCACCCATCATGCCAGCGTTGCTCATCTGCCCTGCGCCGCGAGACATGCCGCCACGGTCCATCTGCTTCATCGTCAGGCGCGGATCGCCCAGCGAGATCGCACTGGCGTAGTCGTTGTTGAAGTTGGCGTTAACCCGCTGCTGTGGGATCAATTAAATAGCCCTCGCAAGATGTTGCCAGCAGGCCCAAAGACGCCATCCATTCGCGACTGCATCAAGTTGTTTCGCTGCCCCTGCTCCGAGATGTCGTTCTGCAAACCTTGCAGCGCGTACCTCTGGGCAAACTCCTTACTCTGCTTGCCAAGCTCCGACTGGCGGCGGGCGGCGTCCATGTCGTTGCTGGCCTGCGCCCCTTGGAGGAGCGAGGCGAAAACGTCTTGGTGGCCTTGCGGATAGGTGGAGTAGGGTGATGGCACTGTTAGTAGTCGCCTCTACATGAAATTTCTGAACGTGGACTGACGACGCTGAACCCCGGCGTAAGGAGAGTTGGCGACCTCGGCAAGCGCCCGCTCTCTCTCGCGCTTGCTACGCTCCCTAGCCGCGTCCTCCATTGACCACTGCTCCTGCTGGACTTGGGGCTTGCTGCGGAACATGCCCATGTTGCCAATGGAGCGGTTGAACAGATCGTTCACCCCGGCCACGGACGAGTTGTACATGCCCTTGTTGTCCGACCAGCCAGAGTTCATATCCGTCTGGACGGTCCCGATCCGATTGGCCGAATCGGAATAACCACCAGCCAGGGCTTCCAAGAGCGAGCCGGTCGGGATCGCTTGGCCGGGGCGGTTGTTGTTTTCCTGCGACTCACGCGCGAAGTCATAGAACTGATTCATGCCGCCGGATGACGCGCCGAGATTCATCCGGTTAAAGTCCATCAGTGCGCCATAGGCATCGCTCACCATCGTACGGGGCATGTTGCGGGCGAGGGCTTGATCTGCATTGAGGGAGCCAACGTCAGCGTCATGCGTGCGCGCCAAGGCGTTTAGCTCAGCGCCGTTGTTGATGTCACCGCGCAAGCCTTCCAGCATGCTGTAGCCTTCGCCACCGCTAGCAGGAGAGCTACCAGTGGCATTGCCTGCCAGACCGGGAAGGGAAGCGGAGACATCGCGGCCGACCTGCATCGCCGCGCCAGACTTGCCCAGGCCAGCCAAGGCGTTGTACCGACCAATGCCAAGCTGGCTGACAGCGTTCTGGTTGCCGACATTCATGTCAGCCAGAGACTTCTGGTAGCCGTTCTGGTTCTGCGCCCACGCTTGCAGACCTTGGCCAGCCACGTTGCCGTAGTTCGCCATAGCTGCGGTGCCGAGATTCGACACTGCCGCCTGACGCGCAGCCTCGGCAGCGGAAGCAGCTTGGTTGTTGGCCTGGGCGTTGTTCCACGTATTGCCAAGAGCGTTGGCCACGCCGCCGATACCACCAGCCATGGCGGCATAGTTCTGGGCGTAGCTGTTTCCAAGGCTTGCAAGCCCTTGGTTGTACGTGCCATACCCCTTGTTGTAGGAGTCGTACATCCCGCCCAGCGTCTGGCCAAACTGGGTTGGTGCCCCAGCAACCTGACCACCAACAGCCGTGGCGTATTCCTTGGCGGTGTTCGCCCCCCACGGGGCCAGAAAGGTTCCATCAAATGCAGCCATGCGTGTCTCCTATTTGCTATTGCCCCGAATGGCTCGTTTCAGTGCCGACAGGGAAATAGCGGCCAAAACCAAGGCGTACCCAGCGGGTTGGAAAAACCACAAATCCCGCTTTTCGGCCTCTTCCTTGAGCCAGCCGATGATCTCAGGCAGGCGCGTCAGGCACTCCCATTCCCCCCAAGCGTCCATCTGTGCAGCCCGCGCGTTACAGCTGCAGGTGGGGGATGCCACAATTCCCGCGAGGCTCAGGAGCCTTTTGACTTCCGCCCCAGGCCCGGGTGGCGGTGGCGGTTCCTCCCCGGCTGCGTAAACGATTGGATCACCAATGGCTGCGGGCGTGTAGCCGGGGCAGGGGTCCGGTGTGATGGTCCCGGTGAAAGTTCCGCGGTTGTCTCCAGTATTTGAATCGTTCTGGCGCAGGTACAACAGGCCCGCCCCAGGCGACCCGGAGTAACTTGAGCCAACCAAGAAGGGGGTGCCTGTTAGGCCAATCCTGCCAATGAGAGCCATGTGGCAAATAGCAAACACCACGCTGTTCGCATTGGAGCAGTCAGCAGCAGGCACGCCATTGGGCGTGGCAGTCGAACCGGCTCCCGCCCACTCCACTGTCCCTGCGGCGCAGCGGTCGCAACTCGCCGTGGCCGAGATCGCCACGGCTGAACCCGCCGTAAGCGTCACTCCAGTGTTCAGCCACTCGTTTGTGTTGACATTGACGGTGAAGCTGGTGGTCGATGCAGGAAGACATCCAGATGACCCGCAGCACTTCTGTCCAGATGTGCAGCAGTTGTAGGCCGAACCAGTTCCAGCGCAGAACGTGCCGGTCGTACACTTGTTCACACAGTTCCCGCTGGCATTATCGCATCTCTGCGACAGCGGACAGCACGTTCCGGCACAGCAGGAACGAGGAGCAGGGCAGGTGAGAACGCAGAAACCCGTGGCGGTGTCGCATGCGTTGCAGTAGTAGCTTGGGCACCCGCCGTTAAAGACACCGCCCGAAGTCAGCGTGACACAATTGCATGTAGTGTAGGGGGCGTGCAGAATCTTACCTGCATTGCTGCACTGGCACGCATCCGCAAGAGTGCATTGCGGGGAGACTGAAGGCTGGTTTACGGGGGCGGTGCATGCGTACTGCGTGCAATTCCCGCCCGCTGTAAACGTGCCGGAAGTGGCAGCGCACTGAGAGGCTCCCGTAGCAGTGCAAGTGGCCCCGTTGCAGCACCGGCCTGTCTCGCAACATGAACACGCCATCAGAATCGCGGCCTCAAGTAAACGAGTATGTCTGCCTTGGGCGCTACTGTTATGTCCAGTTTCTTTGTCTCCTGCTCTTCATCCAGTGACACCTCGTCGTCCTTCAGAGTCCCTTCGCCCGTAGGCTCCTTGACTGCTATTGAACCACTTAAGGACGCGGGCACATCAATGGTGCCCGCCGTTAGCGTGACGGTGGCTCCAGTAGCACTGACCGTAACTGTCGATGTGGTGCTGCCGCTCGTTGGAGTGAACGTGCCGCCATTCACCGTGAGCGAGGCAGATGCGGACCCAGAGGACTTTGTGAGTGTGACGGTGGGCGTGGTGATGGAGACGGCGGTGGCTGTAGAGCCAGTCAGCGAAACAACACCACCGGAAACTGGAGCAGAAAACGCGGCGGTGGCAGCTGTCTTGGTGAGCGAGATGGTTGGCGTTGTGATTGACAACGCGCGAGATGTGGAGCCAGACAGGGTGACCGTACCACCTGCGACCGTGAACGTCGGCGTGACGGTTGCGGTGGACTTGTTCAGAGTTACGGATGGGCCAAAGATAGTAAGGCTACGGCTCGTTATACCGCCCAGCAAAACACTGCCCGCAACACTTCCCTGCGAGCTAATGGTCACCCCGGGCGTGCCCGTGAAGGTCACGTTGTAGGTCTGGTTGGTGGTTGTAAGCACTAACTTGCAGGAGGCGTCCAAGTAACCTCCGGTCGGAATCGGGATGGTGACCGTTCCTGCCAGAGAACCCAGTGAAGCGTCTGCTTTGATGCCCTCTGGCGTTGCGGTAAAAGATCCCGTCGTCGGCACCGAGCACAATCCAGTCACGGATCCCACGTTGACGGTCGGGTATATGTCGTACGTGATTGTGCCGCTGGCCGTTGCGCCAGCGAGTGCCCCAGTGGTTGGGAGCGAGACGGTTCCTGACACAGTGCCACAGGTCGCTGTTGGGTAGGTGTCGTAGGAAATGGTGCCGCCAGCCGTCGCTCCTGACAGCGACCCGCCAGTAGGAAGAGATACCGTGCCAGTGATGGTGCTGCACGTAGCGGTCGGGTACGTGTCGTAGGAAATGTTGCCGCTCGCTGTGGCACCCGATAACGAACCGCCCGTGACGGTCGGAAGGGTTACCGTCCCGGAGGCGCTGATGGCACTGATGCTTGCGCTTTCGACAGTCGGAACTTCCACGGTTCCCGTGACCGTAAACTCCTTGTTTCTGTCCGTGGTGCCAACCGTCACCGCTTTGTCGAACACGTAGGCGTTGGTCGCGTGCGGCACACCTACCGTGCCGCTGACAAGCACGCTCTTCAGAATGCGCGTGCGGCCGTTAGTGAAAGGCAGCTGCATCGGAACGAAACCACCGCCGCCAAAAAGGACGGTGGTTATGCCATCGCGCCCGTCGCGCCCGCTCGCGCCATCGCGACCGGCTTGACCAACGTAGGTGTTGTTGATGTAGTCAACATTAAGGTTGGTGGTGTTGAGGTTCTCGGTGGTTGTGTTGTTGATGGTGGTGTTTTCAAACGTGCTGTTGCCTGCGACGTTGAACGTGTCGCCACCGAAGTAGTTGTTGTAGTTGAAGTCTTGGTTGATCGGGAAATTGAACTGGTGACCGTCGTAGTTGTTGGTGTTGTTGGTGTTGTTATATGTGTCGCCAGCGACATCAACGAAGGTGTCTTGGCCAGCGGTAGGCAGCAGATCGCGGTAGTCGGATGTCCTCCACACTCCTGGCCGCGCCAGACCACCAGCGCCTGTGGTGTTTGGGGGCTGGATATTGACCGCACCGCGGTGCGAGAGCGGCTGCTGGCAGTTGCCGAGAGCCTGCATCAGCTGCCGCAGCGCGGCCTCTGGGAGAGCGCCGGACAGAGCCTGCGCCAGTTGCGGCATGCTTTGCGTAAACACTACTTCACACCCTCCACAACGACCGTGTGTATGGAAGGCGTGTTGCCGGACGACGACTGAGTACCGGCAAACGCTACGGCGACATGCCTGTCGGCCCCAGCAGAACGCTCTTCATTGCCGCCGCTAAACATGGCGCGTGCAACACCGCTCGCCTCACCGAGAGTAGAGCGGGTGCGTTTCATGTTCAAAACAGACTCCGCGCCCGGGACGACCGGGACAAACCCATCCCCCCGATCACTGGCAACGGCATTCGGACGCGGGGTATCGGAGCCGTTGAAGTAGCGAGACAGCGAGAGCGGGGCATCGCCAGTAGTCGGCGTGTACAGCACGCTCACGGCCTGCCTGCTTTCTTCATTCACTAGCTCCATGTTGCCGGAACGGAAGCTGTACGGGATGGCCGTGCCGTTGTCTGAGTAACCCGCCATGCGTACGAAGCCAGACGCGGCGTACGCAACCCCCTGCTGCCCGCCAACTGCATAGGGTGCCGCTGCCGTCAGTGGCACTGCGTACTGCTCGTCCCACCAAGACTTGGTAGTTACCGAGTAGCACAGCGCGCGGGCGGGCGAGGAGTCTGTGGAGTTGCAGTAGAAGAATCGGACAACCTTGGTGGCCAAGTCGGCACGCACAAAAAACAGCGCGGACTTGGAGAAGTCGATGATGCCGTCACGCCAGTAGTTGTCCACCGGCACGGAGATAGGCTGGTCGCCCTGGCCGTCAAAGACATACATCCCGTAGCTATCCGCAATGAAAGCCACGCCGCCCATCACATCCCAGCAGCGGCTGTTCAGCACGCCGCGGTAGGCCACCAGCATGATGCTGGCATCCAGCACTGGCTGGGCCACGTAGTTCAGCTTGTATAGGTGCCGGGACTGGGCGGCGACTAGAAATGAGCCAAGAGGGATGAGGGCCACCACTGCATCGGAGTCGCCAGCGTTCTCCTGGACAACAAGCTCATTTTCCAAGGGGATGGATTCTGGCTCATCCACCTCTGAGAAGTAGAGGCTGTTGGGTTTCTCGCCGGTCGTATCCACGGCCAGCCAGCAGCGGTCTTGGAACATGCACGCCACTGAGAAATTCCCGGGAGGCACTCCAAACCGGCGGGCGTTCAGCTGGCCGCTAGGCAGCGTCACAGGCAGCAAGCCGTAGCCATCGCGCTCCGCATCAGACAGCTGCTCGTCAGTGAACGTATCGGTGAACGTGCCAGTAAAATTCCCGGCCGACCGCAGGATCTTCGCCACGCGGAACAGCAGGACGCTCTGGTCGGAGGTGGTGCGCCACAACTCCACGGCAGTGACACGGTCGTCCAGCCCCGCGTGCGCAAGCGTCCAGGTCAAAGAGGACGCACCGTTTTGAACGTCAACCTCAACCAGTTCCGAAATCGAAGAACTGATCGGGCCGCGGAACTTCTCTGGCGTGGAGTCGATGTATCGGATCGCGCACTTATACTTGCCGCGCAGGACGTTGGAGACAGTCGCGGTGGCAGTGGCGTTGTAGTCGCCAAGCGCCACAGTCGGCGGCAAGGCGTAGCTGCCAGCGCCATAGACAGATACCTTCGTTATGCTTCCGCCGGACACCGCCGCAGTGGCCGCGGCTGCAGAGGCTGTATCGTCGGTGGGGTCGGGCTGAAATGAGATGGTGGGCGGCGAGAGAAAGCCGGTCCCGCCGTTGGTGACCGTCACCGCCGCTACCCCGTACTGCATGCCGACAGACAGGACGGCACCCGCACCACCGCCTCCAGTCAGCGAAGCAGTCACAGCGCCAGTCGCCCCCTTGCCGCCAGAGCGAAGGTCTACGGCCGAGATAACGCCAGTGTCCGATACGGTGACGACAGCGTTCGCGCCGGTCAGACCCTGCGCACTGGAGAACACCACGGTGGGAGTGGAGGTATAGCCCGTGCCGCCATTGACCACAGTTACGGCCTGCACAGATCCAGAGACGCCAACAGAGAACGTCGCGCCCGCAGCATTGCTGACGCTCAGGGACACGGCTGGAGCAGATGTGTAGCCCGCCCCAGGCTCCGAGATGGTGATGCCGACAACCCTTCCGCCAGCGACATCCGCACGCGCCACTGCAGTGGTGGTTGGGGAGCCGCCAGAGAACGTGACTGTCGGAGCGACCGAGTAGCCGTTGCCAGGGCTGACGACATTGACCGCATCCACATAGCCAGCCATTGATGAACTGGCGATAGCGACTGCCGGTCCCTTGTAGGGCTTCTGCAACCCGATTGGCTGCATGGTGCCTGCGGAGCCATCCCAGCGCAGACCGCGGCCCATGCCATCGAACACGTACAGATCATTGAAGCGGGAGCGGACAAACGACGCCGGGATGATAGATCCCGCGTAGACGCGCGCGGACGCCAAGGCATTGCCAGAGAGAGTGACCGTGGGTGCGGATGTGTAGCCTGTTCCACCATTGGTGATAACAACAGACTCAACCTGCGTACCGGCCATGTGGGCAAGTCCGACAGCGCCCGTGCCGCCGCCGCCAGAAAAGCTCACTGAAGGTGGAGCGGTGTACCCGGAACCGCCAGTGGTTATTGAGATTGAGACGACTTGGCCGGATCGACGCTGGGCCAGATAGGTCATTAGGCGCTGCCTGTCTTCACGGAGGAGTAGATGCGTCCGGCCGAGTCTTGGTAGACGAGATGCTCTTGTGTGCCGCTCTGGTATCGGAAGGCTGACACAACAGGAGATGCCGTGGAGTCGGCAGAAGTAAACGTGATGGGCGACAGGCCAGCGCGCACAGTGAGCTTCCCCGGCACCAAGCACTGCAGGTTGACTTGCTGTACCGTTGAGCCGGGAGGTATGGAATACGGCGAGGCGTTTGTGACCAGCCCAGCCCACTTGTCGATGACGATCATGGATTACCTCCATCGAAGTTGTCGGCCTGCAGCGGCGTCCTCCACGCCATAGCATCGAAGATCACTCGCTGCGGCTGCTGGAACGGAGTGAGGGCATCCGACTCCATGGCCAGACGCAAGTCCCGCTGGTACATGGCGAAGGCGTTGTCCGGCTTGGTGTTGCGTGTGCGGGCCAGCCAGTACGCCGCACAGGACAAGAATCCGTTATTCATCCCAGGCGACATGTCCACTATGTCGGTGACGAGGTACTTCGCCCCCGTTGCAGTAAGGGAGGTGGCCAAGGTGCAAGAGGTGGCGCTGGCGACTGATGCGATAACTGCCTCTCCTTGGTAGGGGAGAAGCGATCCATCGCTGCCTGGGAAATCAGTGGCGGTGCCCACTCGCATGACCGAACCAACCATGGCGGCTGTGAAGGCAGTGCCCGTGCCAGTGACGGCCGTGCCAGCGATGGTCACCGTGCCCTGACGCGAGCTAGCCTCATGGCCCGAGATCCGCAGGCGGCGCGGCAGGCGGCGATACGTGAAGTCCAGGTTGGAGTTGGCGACCGGATACCCAACGACCTTAATCGCCCACCCAGTGCCATGCGGATCCTTGATGACCGTCCACGCATGCGGCGGTCCTGCAAGGTTGTTGGCGTTCTCCAGCTTCATCGCTTGGTCGGCCGACACGTAGATGAACCGCGTCCATGCCACATGGTCGATTGGAGAGTCCAACGACCGGAAGTCGGACGGCAGGGGAAAGGTGTCTTGGTACAGCGTGGCTGCTGTGGGATTGAGGAAATCACTGGATGGAGTCAGGATCGGGTCGCACAGCAGTCGGGTGCTGCTGACGCGGGTGGCGATCTTAGCGACCGTGTTGTTGAGTCGCATGCGCGACAGCACCGAGTTGGTCGGGAATGCGTCCCCAGACGACAGGTCGAAGAACCTTGTGTCTTGGCTGTAGGTAACCGAGCCGTACCAGTTGATGGAGAACCGGATCCGGCCGTGAGTCTGGTAGTAGTTCCAGTCGCGGATCGTTGAGAGTTCGCTGTAGGCGCGCTGGATGGATGTGCGGATGTCGGTCTGTTCAGCATCCTGCGGGCCACCCGAACTGCTGGTGATGAGATGTTCGACCGCGTCGTAGTAAGTCAGCATTAGGAAGCCTCGCTTGCGATCACGCCCTGCTCGCGGCCAATCTTCGCCACGTATGCCATGAGGCTCGCAACTACTGCACCGAGTTCAGCGTCGGCTGCGGAGCCTGTTAAGACATCACGCACTTCCAGCCACTGGCCTTGCGCTGGCTCCAGAGTGCCATCGGACTGGCAAAACCTCCGCAGTCGCACGCGGGCCGTAACCTCCGCGAGCGGGTCGGGCGCAGATACAACAACCTCCTCCACCCAGACCGCATCGTAAGCCTTGGCAGGGATCAGAATCGGATCAGCAGACAACAGTGTTTCTAGGGGCATGTGCCCTCCTTTGTTACCAAGTCGCGTGTGCAATGCGCCGCCATGTATTGGTGGCCGTGCATATGTACAGATGCGTAGCGTCCCAACAGACCTCGCCCACTGCGCCAGTCGCCGTGGCTGATGCTGGCGTCCGAGCAGTGCGGATGCGGACTGTGCTGCCAGCCACATCGATAGGCACGGTCGGGCTTGTAACGCCCACGCCGATGCTTCCAGCGAAGTAGCTCTGTGCCGTGGCGTCCGAGTAGATTGCATAGTTGCCGCCTGCGGCGGGTGGATTGACGATGCGCACGCCATAGTTAGTGCTGGCATTAAGCGCATTCACGTAGACGCCGGTATTTGCAGTCCCTGCGCCCGTAGCCTGCCCCATGAGGGCATAATTAACTGTTCCGGCACCTGCGTTAATGACGCTATTTACGCCTGTCCCGCTAGAGTGGGTGACATACAAAGCCGCTCCCGTACTCGCCGCGCCGATGCCTACCTTGCCCGAAGAATCAATCCGCATCCTCTCCACGCCACCAGTGCTGACGGCGAGTGTGTCTGCAGCCGGAAATAGTAGCCCAGTGTTCGCGTCCGAATACACGCTAATCGAAGGCGCAGCCGCCGAGCCGGACGAATAAACGGCAAAGCCAACATTGTCGAATCGTCCAACATCGATCCCGCTAACTAGGAATCTGTGAGCGCCTGCTCCGACTTGGTTGTAGATGATCTGCGAGCCGGTCACGTAGTTGGACAGGTACAGAAGGCCAGCTGTTGTTTCTGCAAGCTGGCCCGTGCCTGCTGTCGCTGTCAGGTTGAGCGTAGCACCAGCCGCCACTGAGACAGTGAAGGTGCCAGACACCGTTCCGCCAGTCAGCGGCAGATAGGAAGATGCGGCGGCTGTGGCCATCGTCCCGAGGCCGAGCGTGGCACGGGCCGCGGAGGCATCCGCGTCATCAATGATGGATCGCCCGAACGCTGTGCAGGTGATCTCTTCCACCACCCCGGCCCCAGCCGTTGACCGGCCAAGCACGCGGTCGGTGGCAGACACGTTCTGGACTTTGGCGTATGTGACGGCAGAGTTTGCTATGCCTGCCGTTATTACCGCCCCGCCCGCAATCTTCGCTGCGGTGACGCTGCCATCCGCGGGCGTGGCGACGAACGTCGAAACCCCACCGGCAGCAGTCTGGTAGAAGAGTTTCCCATCCGCTTGGTTGATGGCAATTTCGCCGTCAGCCAGCGAGGCTGGGACTTGTCCGGCGGTGTTGCTGCGCTTTAGGCGTGGAGGGGGCATGGAAAACCTAAGAAAGTGGGCCTAAAGACTATTGTCCCCGCTAGATCGTCGCCGCCTCAATGAACGCCTGATCGACCTGCGCCTCGCTCATTCCCAGAGCCGCCGCGAGCGGCACAAGCATGGGGTGCGTCCGCTCCACGTAACCTGAGTAGTCCCACTCCACCCTCACAGAGTCTCGCTGTAGCTGGTCGGGGATCGCATCGATGGCTGCATCAACCTGTGCGAGGCTAATGCCCTGACGCAGTAGCCAGAGGCGTATCTGGCGAGCGGAGACGCTCGCCGGTACAGATTCTTCCACGGCCTGTTGGTTCATGCCGATGACGTTGCCGCTCTCGTCACGCACTTCCCAAGTGCGAATGCCGTCGATCACGCCGAGGTAGGTGGTCGTCATGAAATCCGCCCATAGATGATGAAGTTGCCATTTGATACGGTCGTCGCCGCAGTCGGCATATCAGACAAACCAGTGACAGCACCCGCAGCCATTGGCGGCAGTCGCGTGATCGCGCCTGTTGTAACCGTGCCCGCTTGCCATGTTCCGGCCGTGCCGCCGACAACCAGCACGCCAGCGGCATATCGCGTTCCAGCGACAATGCTGTACGAGGCTGGGTATCCGTCAGTTGCAAACGCGCGAGAATAAATCGTCTGGGAGACGTTTCCGATTGTTGTGTCGTTTGCCGTCCGTGCAACCATCGTAATTATCGGTGACGTGCCCGTGACAGAGTCGACAATCGTCTCGTTCACGGTAAAAAGCGCAAACCTACACAGCGACAGCGAGGCAGTGGCAGTGCCGCCCGTTATAAATGTCAGTGTGGTGGCGGTAAACGAGTACGGGGCTGTAAAAAACGCCAGCATCAGACTTCCCGAGGATGCCGCCGCGTTGCCGATAGTGCCGTGCCCGCGAGGCAACCAGTCAATTGATGTATTGGTCGTCTGCATCGCCCATCGCAGGTTTTGGTTGACTGTGACGTTGCTGCTCAACCTCGCATCGCTCAGCGTGCCAGAGGTGACCTGCGAGGCTGCGAGCGACAGGGCATCGACACCGCCCGCAGCATGGCTGGAGGCGTGACCAGGGACGTTGGCCACCAAGTTCCAGGTGTAGCCGTCCCAAGAGTAGGTACGGCCGTTGACTGCGGCAGTTTGGCCGGACGTTGGCGATGCTGGGAATGTTATGCTCATGTGTTACATACCTACCGTCAGGAGAGCGGCGAGGTGGTGGGGGCGCGGGTCATGAGTTCACAAAGGCAGACGCGGCTGGCGTAAACGTGGTGCCGCTTGGGTAGCGGGCCGCCTTGGTAATCCGCACTTCGTCAATGTTGCCCGGAAACCAGTATTTGTAGGTGACGTCATAATCTAGCGCGCCGACTTTTAGCGTTGCGGTATTGTTTGCAAGCGCGGATGTATATGAAGTGCCGCCGCTATTCAAGAGCACGCCATCCTTGTACAGATACACGGTATTCCCGCTTCGCACCGCCGCAACGTGATACCACGTATTCAGCGCGAAATTGGCTGTGCCCGATATCAACGTTCTAGCTCCAGAGGTGCTTGTCAGTCCAAGATTGAGCAACTGAGCACTAGACCCTGCGACACCAAAGTTCCATCCCAGTGATGATGGCGTGCTGCTTCCGTCATCGCGGGTAATAAAATACGCACCGTAATCACCTTCGTACGAAGATGGATATGCCGACAACCTTATCCATGCCTCAACCGTAAAATCTCCGCTGAAATAAAAGTTGTCGCTGGAAGCAAATCGCACGTAATCGGTGGTGCCGTTCAGCAGCAAACTTGCGCCACCAAACTTACTCTGCGATGTGCTGGTCTGCGCAGAGCCAATGCGAGTAGCCGCCTGCGCGTACGCGCTGCTGTCGGCAAACGTGGTGCCGCCATCCGCCCCGTCACAATGCAGCAGCAAGGTCACGGACGAAAACAGCGGATCCCAAGAACTCAGGGCCGCCCGCGCCCAAGTGTTGCTTGCCGATGCAACATAGAAATACGAACCGTCATACGCAATCTGCCCAGCCGTGCCGGTCGCCGTCGCAGATGCTGGTACGCTTGACCATGACAGGCCAGAGCCACCACTCGCCGCGACCAGTTCCCAAGCCGCGCCGGTCCATGACCAAGTGCGTCCGTTGGCAGTATAGGTTTGACCTACAGTGGGTGATGCTGGGGGGGAGAGTGGCATGTGCTAACTCCTATGCGATGCTCAGTGTGGCAGTGACGCGGTCGCTTGGTGTATACGAGGGCAGGGTGCCGATTGTGCCGCAGATTAGGAATTCGATTAAGTGTTTCATGTCGCACTCCAAGCAGCCGGATCGACCATGAATCGCCAAGACCAGACGACTCGCCTGACGTTGCCATTGACTTGGGAAACGCCGTGAATCTGTTCCGACAGAAGATAGGCCAGCGCGTCTCCTTCCCGCTGCTCTCGCTCCACGCCGTCAACGCTCACTACGCCTCCTGACGCTGGAGCGGAAAGCAATGTGTTCACGCCGACACACACCAGACCATCCTGCCGGAAATGATGATCAACGTGTTCTGCAAACTCGCCGCCGGGAAGTAGAACACCAACCGTCATGCCGTCTAGGAATCGCGGCAGCGAGACCCCCAGCATCGGGAATCTATCCCTGATACGGCTCTGCACCTGATAGGCGACTTCGGGGAATCCGCCAGCCTCCACCACCGCGTTGCTGTTTGAGATTTTACGCAACAAATACGACTCGCCGTCCGCAGTTCTTGCGTCTCCGAGGCACGCCGCATTGGTGTCGCACCAAGCCAGCAGTGAGGCTCGTTCGCTCTCGCTAACAAAATTGCTTAGAAGAATAACGCTCATTAGTTGCAGTCCTGTTGCAGAGTGAATGACGCAAACGGCCCCGTCCCAACGGCATTGACGGCAGCAACTTGGAACGAGCCGGTGGGCGCGTGGCTGCTGACGAACCCGCCGGTATAAGAACCTGCTGGTCGCGAGCCGCTAGACGGAGCAACACTGGTCGTCGCGCCGCTGCCGATTCGCCAAACGTATCCGGTGATTACCGAACCGCCGTTAGAAGCCGGCGCGTTCCACATAGTTGAGTTAGTCGAACATCCCCAGTAGTTGTCGGCATTTCGCAGTGAAGTCGGTGCATCAGGAACGCTCGCCGAATTCGGCGTCACGGCACTGCTCGCCGCCGAGTAGCTGCCCGTTCCGATGGCATTCGTTGCTGAGACGCGGAAGACATACGGCGTGCCGTTGGTGAGCGAAGTCACAACCACACCACTCGTCGCGGTCGATGCCGCCCGAGTGAACGTCGTCCACGTTGAGCCGCTGTTGGAACTGAACTGAACGGTGTAGTCCGTTATTGGAGTGACAGAAAGAACGGTTGGCGCAGTCCACGCGAGCGAAACCTGTGCGTTGCCCGCTGTGGGGGTCACGCTTGTTGGCGCAGGTGGAGTAAGCAACGCCCGCAACTCAGTGTCAGTGCCGCCGCCACCACTCACACCTAACTCAATGTAAGCACCCTGCCACATGTATGTCCGCGCCGTGTCCGTCGCAAGATAAATCACGCCAGCCGATGATCCGATTGCTGGAAACCCTGCGACCGTCGCGGCGGTGAATATGCTGCCCGATCCACCGACCGGACCGACCTCCGCGTACACGCTGCCGTTCCATTGAAATAAGCGGCCGGAAGAAATGCTGAGATAGAGGGCCGTTGTTGAGCCGGTGCCGGGGAAGCTAGCTGTATTGGCGTATGCGAATAGCTCCGTGCCACCCCCGGTAGCCAGCTGCGTGACGGCACCCGAGCCGTTCCTATAGAACAGCTTGCCGTCTGCCTCATTGATGGCGATCTGCCCAGAGACGAGCGAAGACGGCACCGCAGCGGCCGTCGTTGATCGGAGGATCCGAACGGTAGCCAACTAGAACGAACCTCCATCGATGTCGGAGCTAGGCGCGAGGTAATCAGTTCCAGCAGACGCTACGGAATACGCGGAGCCATTTCCTTTGAGAAGTCCGTTAACGGCCGCGGTCAGGCCCGTGCCGCCATAGCCAACGGCTACCGCGGTGCCCTGCCAGACACCCGTGGAAAGCGTGCCAACGCTCGTCAGGCTGGAAGCGGTGACACCAGAACCGAGGGTTGTGGCCGAGAGGACGGTCGATCCGTTGATCTCATACACCTTGCCAGTCAGCAGGTTGAAGTCTTGGTTGCTCGTCCAAGCTGCAGTGGCGCTGACCCAATTCAGCGTCTTGTCACTGTTCCCCTTGAGCGTAATGCCACCACCGTCGGCTGTGGCGTCTGAGGGCGAGGCGGTATCGCCCAGAATGACGTTGATGTCATCCACGCTGACCGCGGTGCTATTGATGGTGGTCGTCGTACCGTTGACGGTTAAGTTGCCGCCGACAGTGACGTTGCCAGAAAAATTAGCCCCAGCCAGCTGGGCGTACCCGGATAGATCGACGTTGCCGCCGCCCGCCGCGACAGCCGAATCGACATAGGCCAGCGTGGCAAACGCCCCGGATCCACCGATGGCGATAACGCTAGTGGCCAGCCCACCCGCGCCGCCAGTGCCAGTCCCGTAATAGAGGATATTTGTCTGCTCATTGAATGCCAACTCTGCGTTGGCCATGCTGCTTGGTGCGCCAGCCCCGCCTCCGCTCGCCCGTCGCTTGATCCGTAATGTCGCCATCAGAAGTTACCCCCGTCTACAACCGAACTCTCTGGATAATTACGCCACTTGCCGCTTGACCACCGCAGCACATCACCTGTTCTGATGTCTGTCATCTCCACATCGCTAGACGACGGCAACGAGAACCGCAACGCAGACAGCAGATACGGCAAATCGTTCCACCGCGTCACACCGTCACCGATCTTGATCGCGCCCGAGCCGAACGCTGGGTCTGTGTAGTCGTACGTGTCTGCCGATGGTTCCGTGGTAAGCGGGACATCTCGCTCATAGCCCACCTCGCCTGCAAGAAGGATCGGATTCGCGGCCGACCATTCCGCAGCCGTACCGCGTCGAAGCTGCGAGTATTTGATGTAGCTCATACGCCGCGCCCTTTGGCCCGATAGGCATGCTTGGCAATCACTTGCTCGCGGAGGTCCGAGTTCTTTGCGGAGGGGTTCAGCTTCTTGGCCTTCGCCACTTCCTCTCGCACAATCGTCTCGCTGATGAGCTTCCGCTTGGGATCGGCCACGCCCGGGTCGTAGTTCACCGTTCCGCTCACGGCCAATCGCCGCTTGTGGGCGACTTTGAGGACATCGTCATTGTTGGAAACCCACGCTTCGGGATCGCGCCAGCCTCGCTTGTCAGCCAGCCCTCCCACGTAGTGCTTGCCCGAGATGTTGATCCCGGCGCTCTTGGCTTCCGCGGCCACGTACTTGGCCTGTCGGACGGGCATGTCGTCCAGCTGCTGGTTGTTCATGCGGCCCTCCATGAACGCACGGTCAGTGCCCTTGGTGCCGGGGGGCGCCTGGAGGGCACACATCTCTGCGAATAGCACAGACTGGCCGTCCGCAATCATCTTGCGGTAATGGGACTGAACAGACTGCGAAGCGCGGGCGATTGAGAACGGAAGGTCGGTCATTGGTTGTAGGTCACTCTGTGGCCACGGGATTTCAGAAACTCACCCAGCTGTTGCGGGTTCACGTTAGGCCCATTGGCGCGGGCGAAGTCCAACGTCTCGCTAGTGGAACGGGCCACCTCCGGGTTGACCCCATGCGCCAGCAGCTGACGAATGCGGTCTTCTGGCGAAAAATTCCCGAAACTCTCGTCCACGTTTACATTTTTTTTAAACATTCGGCGTCCTCTCAGAAGGTGAATCAGCGGGCGGTGGAGGGGGTGGGGGAGGTGGCGGCGGAACCATGTACCGCGACACATCGGTGTTCATCGCCTTGCCCCAGTCCTCCAAGAGCGCGTTGAACAGTTCCGGCTTACCGGCCTGCAACAGACCCTGACTGATCGGCGCGAGGATCTGCATCGCGTTGGTGATGTTCTCAATGCGAGTGGCGACGTTGGGCTTCTTCACAGACCCAGCCTCAACGCGGTACGAATACTCCCGCACAACGGAATCCGGGTCTTCGCCTTGAACGTGCATCTGCCACGCCTGCGCAGCCATGGGGCCAAGCAGAGGAGCAACGTCCTGCGGGCCAATCAACCATCGGGCGAGGAGGGCTTCCTTGCGAGCGACCAGCGACAGAGCGTCTTCCAAAATATTTGCGTAATCGTCCGGCCTGACCGAAATCTGCTCAGCCTTCACCTGCGCTTCTGCAGCTGATCTGAAGGAATTCCTGGTCATGCCATAGATGAGTTCTGTCAAACCAACGCGACGGTCGAACAGCGCGGTGACCTCAGAGATGATCTGGTACATGTCCGAGGTGACACCCGGCATCTGGAAGACCGAGATCACATCGTTGACCGACCGGCCGATGGCTTCAGATATCTCTACGATCTTGAACCCGCCCTCATCCTTCTCCAGGATCTTGGCCTTCAGATCCGGGTCTGCGGACTTGGCCACGCCGATCAGCACCTGCGCGCTGGTTGCAATGCGCGTGGCGAGGAACGACATCGCCCAGTTGATGAATCGAAGCTCACCGATACCGGGACGAATGATAGAGATGGGCCAGCTGTACCCCGGCTTGCCGTGCCAAGCGAGCGGCGTGAACGGCCAGCCTCCTGGTTCTGCCCAGAATGGGATGGGCCACTGAGCCGCCATGAACATCGACGGCGCAACCCCAGTCTCGTCCACTTCCTCCTGCAACATCGCTTCGGGCATGTTCAGTGGGAAATCAATTCCCTCTGCCACGGCGATGTAGCAGTTGGGTCCGAACGCATCGAACTTGCCGCGGAGGTCTTTGTCGGCGTTCTTAAGCCGGTCGCCAAACCCCGTCTTGGAGTACACCTCCCAGTAGACGATGAGGTCGTTGGTCTTCCCCATCTTCTTCTTGTACTCAAAGCCGCGCTCGTTGTTGTCGCCGCGGGACGAGTAGCTTTCCATGTGCCCGCTCAGATCCTCGCGAGACAGGCCGAACTTCGCCGCCACTTCATCCACTGGCTGGACCCGTTTGCGCGCGGCCCAGCGGATGTCCTCAAACTCATCGGCATCGGGATCCCAGACGAGGTTGTCTATGGAGTCGTAGAAGCTCCCGGCCATCTTCAGCTGCGATCCCGGCGGCGAATAAAGCTCATGCCACCAGACGCCTGCACCCTTAATGAACGCTTCCTCCACCACCTTCCGCGAGTGCTTCTTGAGATCCAACTCGTTGGGCGTGTAGTTGAGGTAGTCTTCCAGGAGCCTGGAGACGAGCTTGCGCCGCTCCAGCATCATCTGCTGCTCCTGCAAGCCCTGCTGGTACATCTGCATGCCGGGGTCTGGCATCATCACCGGCTGGCCATCGGGTCCAATGATTGGCTGACCGTCCGGCCCCATGGCTGGCACTGGGGGCTGGGGCTGGATGCCAAGGAGTGCTGGCCCGATGATGGGATACTCCTTGGGGGTCACCGCGCGGTTGGGGTTCCGGTGGTGGATCACCGCGGTAAAGAGGCGCACGGCCTCCCACACACGGTTGACCTGCATGCGGAATGCAGGAGGAGTCATGCCCTTGTTGTAGCCACGCTCCCCACGGGCGTACCCATCTTTCCACATGAAATCTGGGTCGCCAGCAAAGAAGTTCATCGCCTCGTCACCGTCCTCTGTGAACGGACGCTTATGGGCGGTGGCCTGCTTAATGCACTCAAGCCAGCGGGCGACGATTGGACGAAGCGGTTTATCCATGGGCACTCCTATTAGCTAGTGTCCTTACTTGCCCCTGCGGGCTTCCAAGTCGGCTACCTTCCGCTCCAAAAGCGCCACTTTCTCGGCCAGAATCGCATTCTTCTGAGGCTTGTGTTCCCAGAAGCCGTAGTCCTTCCACGCCTGGAACTCGTTCACGCCGGGGTCGGTGACATGGTGGACCGACTGCTTCTCATTCCCGCCGTAGCCGGGGGCCAAGGCCCACAGGGTCAGGGTCCGCTGGCTCACCTTGGTAACCAAGGCCGGGATGCACTCAGCGCCCTCATGGGCACGGAAGAACACCCAGTCACCAAGCTCAGCGGTCGGCATTACGTAATCGCTCATCTTTGTCTACTCCCCATTGGCCCGAGAACAATGCAGTTGTCTTCGGACGACTGCTGCCTGCGGCGTTTGTCCGCGAGGTAACGCACCCACCATGGATCGGGGCCATAGGTCTTTGGCGGTGCGTGGTATTTTGGTTCGTACGCGCAGAGGTACTCCACGCTCTGGATGGCGTGGACTTCCCCGCGGCTCTGCGGCTCGTCGGTCACGTAGACCTGTCCGTTGACGCTCGTCGTCTTTTTCCGGTAGCGGCGGATCTCGCGCATCAGATTCGGACACGCACCATCCAAGAACTTCAGCTTGGTCGAACCGTCTCCCCGGATGTGGAGCATCTGCCGGACGAGCGCCGTGCGGGCCGGGATGTCGTCGGAGCCGGGGATGAAGCCGTACCCGCTCATCTGCGACTTGATGCCGCGCTTCTTCAGTTCCTCTGAGTACAGTTCATGGGGAAGACGGCCCGAGCCTAAGTCTCTGAGCATGCCGCCGTGCATGTCGATGATGAATGTACGGTAGTTCTGGCCATCGGCCTTCTGTGCGAACTGGTCGCCAAAGATGAGCGCATTGGCTTGGCGGATATACAGTTCGTCGTAGATCAGCAGGAACTTCTCGTCTGGCGGAACTGCGCCAAAGACACACGCCAAGACCGTATGCCCCGGGTCGATTGCAACATACCGCGTCCAGTCCTGTGGAACCCGCCCATCGGGTAGATCCTCTCGCCGCAGAACATGCACGCCAGGATTGAACGACGGGTACATGAGCGTGCTTTCCGTGGTGAACTCGCCCTCCGCTCGCATGCGAAGCTCGTCCATCCCCAAGGCAGACCACCGCTCAATATTTTTCTTCTTTTCCTCCTGGTCGATGTGGGCGTTATCCAAGAAGCGCAGGGTGAACTTCTTAATAATCGGGTTCTCTTTGCCCTCTTCTTCAGCCTTGTCCGCACGTTCACACAACCCCAGCAGCGCATCGTTTTTACTATGGGGCATAGCCGACCATACAAACCGGCCTTTGCGGTCGGCAAGCCGCGCCTGCATCTCCCCAACCCATCGTTCATTATTAATATCCTCATCAATGTGAACTAAGTCAGCTTGAAAGCCCTGCGGAGGTTCGCCTTCTGAGGAGAAGCAATTAATAGTCCAACCGTTAGTAAGCTCTGCCTTGTTGAGGTAGCCTGCGTTCTTCAGTACCCAACTCATCTCTTTGATCATGCGGGGCGGGATGAGGGGCGGTGCTGGCTTTGCTTTGGTAGGGTCATCAACCCCGGGCTTAAATGCCCGCCACTGGCCCGTTGTCTCGTCCTTGATCATCTTGAACGCACCGGCACGGAACAGCATCGGTACAATTACAAGACCTACGTGGGGCCAGTTCCGCCCGATTATCACAAGGTTCCCGCCCTCTTTGGGGTACTTCCCGTACGGGTCTTGTCCGGTGGCCGCGCGTGCGTCCTCTACGAAACTTGCTGCCGATTTTCCTGACCGATTGCCGCCGATCAGCAGGCGTTCGCTCGCCATGCACTTGTGAAACTCCTCCTGCCTGGGCATGGGGGAATACAGACGCAGAGCTTCGATCCGGCGTTCAGCCAGTTCGATCTGCACATCGCGCAGCTGGTTGAGGGCATGCTGCGTGATGCCTTGGACCGCCGGTTCGTCAGGTGGCGGCGGCGGGGGGATCTGTGGGTGCTTGCGCATATTCTCCGCAGTAGTCGTCCTGCTCGCTTACGGGCTGTACGTCCTCCTCACTGGTGACTATCACCTGCGGCGGGAACCTGCGACACAGTCCGTGCCTCATCGTTTTCCGCTCCCACCACCGGCACGTTTGACACTCCATGTTGCATCTCCTTCAAAGGGATTCCTTGAACCGTAATCGTTGTCGCCGCCTCCAGGATCCGCTGGCGAAGCTCGTCTTCCAGTTCCTCTTCGCTCCACGCGGTGAGAGGTTTCTTGGCTCCACCCATCGCGGTGTTTGCTGACACCAAGCGGACGACGGTATCCAGCATCTTGGTGCGGAACGCGCCGCCGGAAGGGGAGTCGAACAGCTGCTTCATGTAGCAGTTGGCGAAACCTCGCACCCCACCGAAATACTCCATCAGAACTTCTAGCAGTTCAGACGAGTGGGGAATGTTCGCGCCGCCGATCCTGGCCGAGGCTACGAACAGATCGACCGCGCCCTTCTCAATCTCCGCGAGCTTCTTGTTGCCCTTCTTCTTGCGGGCCTTCTTCTCATGGGCGTTGCGGCACTTGCGGCACCGCGCGTGAAACCCGTCCTTGCTCTTATGCCAGTACGTTGGGGTTAGCTCATAGCTAGTCCCGCACTGGATGCACGCCTTGTACTCAGACAGGTTTCACGCTCCACTTAGGGCGAAGATCCATCAGCTTCACGCTCGCATCGTAGTTGGCTTCCCAGCACTGCTTGAGCTTCGCGCTGATGTCCACAGCCTGGACGACCTGGGGCTTGCCCACGCACTTCGGTTTCCAGTGCCCAGCCCACGCATCCCAGTTGCAGAAGACAGGGTTGTAGCCCAGCTTCTGCGTGCCTGCGAGCGACAGGTCGCGGGTCATCGTCACATCCTCAGTCGATGACTTCTCGGACTGATACTTGTCTGGATATTCGTAGTAGAACCATGGGTTGTCAGATGAGGTCTGTGGCTCAGTCACCTCAAACGCCCGCATGTCGTACATGATCAATCCCGTGGGCAGGGCGGCGCACTCTTGGATGCCCGCCATCTTTGCCCCGGTGTCGCGGTCGTACATCTCCAGCTTAAAGTCTGGGTTGGCGTTCTCTGACTGGTGGGCCTGCCATCGGAACACGTAGACGTTCTCATGCGGCGGCGGGCCGCAGTAGGGCGCGCCGATGACTACCGGACCCTTGGGGTAGTGGTCTACCAAGAAGTCAAACGACGACGACAGGAACGGCTTGGCATCGGCCTGCCCCGCGTACAGATCGGGCTTCATGTCCGAGTCCACCATCACAAGCACATCGACACCGTACTGGCGCGCCATGAGGACGGCCCGATTGCGGGTCATTGTGATGGGCGTATCAGACAGATTCCAAACTTGGATCCGCGAGACGCGAGGGTCTTGGGAAAGACTAGAGGTGGCCGGAAGCATCCACTCCCGAATGTCAGGCACCTCAGAGGAGATGCCGCCATTGCCACCATAAGAGAACGTGCAGAAACCGACGGAGAACTTTTGTTGCATTTCACACCCCGGGGATAGGTGTACAGTTTTACAGTATTACGCTGCGAGCGTCAACTGAGATTGTCGCCGTTCTGACGCACGCTGCCGAAGCGCGCGGCGTTACCGCGGCGGTTCATTGTCACGGTCGGAGTAGCGTTGGCTGAAGGCACTTGCATCTTTGGACTCCACGCCAACGCAGCTGGATCACCGGCCTCTGCCTTGGCTCGCAGACGCTTGAGGGCTTGGATGTGCGAACGCCATTCTGCTGGCGGGCCACCACCCTGCCGCGTGCCGTAGGTCGCACGCTCCCACTTGTTGATCTCGTTGTTAATCTTGTCTATCTGCGCCCTCTGGGGAGCGGCCGGTGCTACAGGGTTCGCCTGCGCACTTCCCCGCGGCGTCGATGGCGGTGCCGCGCTTGGGACATCCGGCATGCCTTGGACTGCTGCCTGTGGGTTGTATGGAGTGCCTTGTGATGGCGGCTCAATGGGGCGGGCGGCACTTGGGGCTGGAGCAGGAGACTGGCGCTGCGGAGATGCTGGTCGGGGCGGGACGTTGACTACGGGGGCGAGCCGGATGGGTTCGCCAGGGGCGGAAGGGGCGTTGTAGTCTGGGCGAGCCGGGACGTTGACTGTCGGAGCCAGCCGGATTGGTTCTTCCTGCTGCTGAGCGCGCGGATCGTAGCTCTGCTGATTGAACGAAGGCTGCGGGACGTTCGCCTGCGGGCCAAAAGGATTCTGGAAGTCGCCCTGCATGTACTGCGTGGCGTTGCCCATCGCCCGCTGGACATCGGGGTTCTGCATGGCGTTCTGCTGCGAGAACGGGTTGTAGAACGAGCCGTTGGCAAGCTGGTCGTTAGCCTGCTGCATCAGCTGGCCTTGATCGAATGTCACTGGACCGGTTAGCTGGCCACCGCTGTACTGCCCGAGCCGCTGTGAGAGGTTGCCGACAAACGCCTCGCCTTGCCGCAGCGTGTCCTGCCACGGCATCTGGCTTCCATCAACGCCGGTTGCGCTAGCTTGGATCGGACCTGGGCGCTGATCGATGGCGTTGTATGCCATGTTGCCAGCGTTGCTCTGCCCGCCAGTCATCTGGCCGTACTGGCCGGTCGTCGGGTTATAGCCCTGAGAGGTGAACGTCCCGGGCATCGTAAACGACTGGGCCTGCGTGTTGCCGCCGTACTGCTTGGAGGCTTGGTTGTACGCCTGCGCCCAAATCTGGTTGGACGGCACCTGCCCCGAAAGGTCGTTCTGCTGCGCACCCTTGGGAGGAGTGCGAGGCACGTTGGACGAGTTGTACGCGGGCTGTGCGTACACGGACATGTCAGGAGCCTTGGTCGGGGATGGCTGCTGTGTTGGCTGAGTGCTAGCCTGCATGCTCGCTTGCGGCTTCGCTTGCTGCGAGGTCGGGTTGGACTGCGCGCGGTAGTTGAACGCCATTACCGATCCTCCTGCTGAGTGGTCATGCCGTCCGTGCCCACGCCCGTGCCGTAGTACATGCGAAGGCGTTCAGCATCGTCCTGCGGGAGATTGCGGATCTCAGCGATTAGCTGGCGCAGGAAGTCCAGGTTCTGGATTGCTGGTGGTTGATCCATCTAGAAAACGGGGCCAGGATGTTTCCACCCTGGCCCCGCCCCCGAAAGCCCGTGAAGGGCAGTATTACGAAGCCCGAGTCCGAATCAGAGCGAGAACGGCCGAGCCGGTCGTCGCACCGGCACTCGCCGCATAACCGATGACACCGATGCCGTTGTCGTTGGCACCAGCGGTGCTGGACGACAGCGGGGACACCGTGACGCGGCCAGCCGTGGTTGATGTGCTGGCTGCAGCAGTCACCACCGACAGAGCCGAGCGGACGGCAACGTCCGAACCGGAGAGAGCAACCGACACTTCGGTCGGGCCATCAACCGTCACCCAGAACACATCGTTGTTGGCAACGCCACCGGCCGGGAGGAACTCGTCCACCACACCAACGAGCGCCTCGTTGGTCACCGAAGCGTAGCCATCAGCCGCGCCGTAAAGCGCCTTGCCCGTGCCCGCCAGACGAACAACTCGCTTGGGCAGCAAGGCCGCACCCGAGGTGTTACGAACAGCGATGCAGACCTTGCGACGATTGCTGCGGACCTGACCGTTGACGGGGTTCACATCCGTGAACTCCTTCACACAGCCCACCCAGTTGTCGCCGTACGAGCCAGACGAGAGGCCGTACAAACTATCATTGACACCATCCAGGCCAAGCGTCTGGCCCAGACCGAACGGAGGATCAGCTTGCAGTCCCATTTTGACTATAGTCCTTTCTCAGGCGGTGATGATTTTGAAGAAGTTACGCGGCGACTTGAACTTCAAGTTGCCGAGCGTCGAAACAACGTAGCGATACTGCTGGGTGATTTCGTCATAGAACGGACCTTCTGAATTCATCAGCTGGCCTTCCATGCAGAGCAGTTCAATGTTGCCCACAGACAGGCCATAGCCGGTGCCCGCAGGAACAGAACCTTCGCTCGCGATTTCCACCCCGTCCAGTTCAAACACATCGGTGAAACCATAGGATCGCAGGCCGTTAGTACGGCTGACAATCACACGCTCCTTGGAGTCCAGCGTGTTGAGGAAGTCGATGTAGCTGCGTCGATCAAACAGCAGCATGTCAACTTGATCGTCCTTGCTATCGTTCCGGCGGGTCTGATGAATCGCCTCGCGAACAGCCTTCACGCAGTTGGCGGACCAAGTGTTCCCGGTCGCATTGAAGTAGGTGCTAAGACCCTGGACAATCACAGGCGTGAAGAAATCAAACTCAGGATCGGCCGAGCCGTTGGGCCAGACGCCCGTCGTCTGCGAACCGCCGTACGCACCCAGGACGGTCGAAAGACCGGCGTAGGTATCGGACGGTGCGTAGAACGGGTCAGCATCGTTGCGAGCGCGAGCCGCGCCGGTGGAGATGTTGATCGTCTGCGGCGTAGCGGCCAAGCCCATGAAACTTTCGATGCCGTGGAAGCGGAGTTCGTTGCCCGCAGCATAGCCGTCGATTGTCCATTCCTTTGCAAGGTACTGCTCCATGCTAGTAAGCAGGCGGCTCGCCATCTTACCAGCCACGTTTACAAGCGCCTGAGCCGAACGGTTCTCAAGCATCTCCTTCTTGTAAATCGCGTCGGAAGCCTGCGCACCGCGGAATTCAAGCTCCGCTCGCTTCCAGAGGTTCTGGCGAGCGAAGGTCCGCGGCGTCTCACCATTGTTGCCCGATGGCGTGTGATTTCTGTACTGGATTTCCCAATCGAAACCCCTGCCTGACATGTTGGTGCGGATCTGGCCCGAGCCTTCCAGAGCGGCAAACAACTTGTACTTACGAAGCGATGCTACTTCTTCTTCCCGAAGATGGTTTACAATGGTCGTAGCAATAGACCTTGCCCAGTCAGTCGAACTGCTCATCAGATAACTCCATCGTTAGCGAGTTGGCTTTTCAGCCGGTCCTCAAAACTCATCCGCGCGCGCGGTGCCCGCGGTTCCGTAGTTCCTGCACTTCGATTCGGAGTGCGTGTTGCGCGCTCGCGAAGGAACTGCATGTTCTGTTCTGCAACGGGGTCGGCCTGGGGGACAGGAGGGGCAGGGGGGGCCATCTGAGGCTGAGCCTGCATCTGCTGCATCTGCTGATAGCGCATGTTCAACAGGTCGCGCTGCAGCATGCCGGTCGCGTACTTCCAGCGGTCATTGGCCGACTGGATGCCAAGCTGCTGTGCTTGGGCGATGTACTGCGAGATCGCCTGACCTTCCCGGGTGGGATTGCCCTGCTGGTCGTAGAGCCAGTCGGCGTTCTGACGCTCCAGATCCTGCACGTAGTTCTGCGTCTGGTACTGGCTGAGATGGTTCTGCACCATCTCCTGAGCCTTCTGGATCGCGACCTGCTCAACGAAGGGCTTGAGCGTGTTCTCGGGATCGGTCACCAGCTTGCGGGCGAAGTCCGCCGTGTAGCTCTGGTATTCCCTGAGAGCCTGCTGGGCCTCATAGGGAGCGTCCTGCGAGATCACTTCCTTGCCCGTGGCCGGGTCGCGGACGATGTAGCTCTTCCACGTATCCTTGACCTGCGGCGGCGACCACCACTTCGGAGCTTCGGGTTCCTTCGGCTTGGCAGCTTCGGCCTGAGACTTCTGCCACTGCTGGTATGCCGCCTTGTTGCGGATGTAGTCAGTGGTGTCAGGAATCAACGACTGGAACTGCTGCAGCTGCCGCTGGGTTTCCCCGTAGCCGTTGTAGGCCCGATAGAGGTTCTGGGCGATTGAGAGATCGTCCTGACCCTGGAAGTCCGGCAGGTGCCGGAAAGCAGAGTAGGGGGTATCAAAGCCGGGAGTAGAAGTCTCGGAACCGGCCGTATCCTGCGAGGGCGCATCGTAGCTTGTCTCAGCTACGGGAGCTTCCTGCGTCTGGATGTCTGGTGTTTCGTCTGACATGTATTTCCTTTCGGGGGAGGGTCTACATAGTCAGTGTCCTGTTTCTCCTATTTTGTTACGGGGTAGGGACTTATTGTTAGCGCGGTGCAGCCGGGATGTACATCCAGTGCGTGAAACTGCTCAGAGATTGGTTGAGGTCACCGCCCCAGTCCACCGATTGCCCGTCACGCTTGCCGACCACAAACGGGTGCAACTCGTCGGCATCGTCGTACCACAACACCAACTTGCCATTGGGTGGAAGTTCTTGGCCCACCTTAACCCATTGCTCTTCTTCGCACCTGCAATCGTCCGTACCAGCAGAGTCGCAGCATCTGTTTTGCATAGCAATAGGCTCCTTAGTGGGGCGCCATTCTATCTGCGCTGCCGCGGGGGCGCAATTAGTTATTTTGCCCGGGAGCAGTTTGCCCGCTTGCGGCACCAGCGGCAAGCGGGGCCATCAACCCGTACTTGCGCAGGATGCGGATCTGGTCTTCGGTGCCGGGGAACATCACGTAGTTGCGAGAACCAGAGCCAGCGGAACGGGACACGCCGTCCAGGTATTTCAGTCCTGGAATTCCAGCATCTCTTAACTCCGCTGCCCCGGCAGGATCTTGCGCTAGCTTTTGTAATGCCCTTTCAACGCGGTCGATGTCGGTGCCATACGCTGGCTTAGCGTATTCGCCTGGTCGCACGCGGCGAATGAAGTCTAGGGAGCTTTGGTCGATGTCCCTTGGGCTGACCGCACGCAGAACTTCAGCCGCTTTAGCTCCGACACCACCCGCGGGGGCGGTCGGTCGGTCCCAATTGAGTAGGGCTTCTTCTGGATGCGCTATCTCCACTTCGTACACCTTGCCGGGGACTTTTGTTGCCTCGTCGGCGCGGCGGCGAACATCAGAGAACGCTGCAGAGGCTTTCTCTAGTTGACTTTGGAAAGGGTTGTCCTCTAGCAACCGACCCGGATTCAGCCGCCTCCATTCGCCTTCCTTTGTTGAGGTCGTCAGAAAGTCTTGGTACACCTGGGCGTATTCGTCTGAGAGCGGCCACGGAAGCGGTATTTCCTCGTCGGCAGACAAGATATCTCTGTAGTGTTGGGCAACGCCCTCGTCGCCTGCAAAGTACAATCCATGCCCGTACGCCTGCAGCCCCTCGCCAGTGCCGATCTTGCTGGCATCGAACTTGTTGAAGTCATACGGGCTACCGTGATAGGCGCGGATGACTTGGCGGATCGCATCGCCGGATGCGTCTAGCTGGCTGGGCGTGGGCATCAGTATTGCCTTATGTAGTCGCCGGGGCGGGTGTTGTAGTCGGCCTGTGGTGACGGAGCGAGTTCTGGGATCAGATTCGATAGCAGGGGGATGCCGTAAGCAGGCGAGATCAGTGCTTGGCCAGTGCCGAACTCAGTGAGCAGTGCCCCGAGAGCGCTCTTGCCTGCACGGGCCGCGCGGACTGCGTGCCCCAAGCCGTTCAACGGATCCAGAACAGAATCCATCCCAGTGCCCAGAATCATCGCAGCGGTCTTCGGCACACCGGCAGCATGGAGAGAATCAGAAGCTGACAGCTGGAGATCCGCGGCCTGTTGCTGGGAGACTCCTGAGACGATGTCATCCCAGGCTGCGGGGGCGATGTTCGCAGGTCGCTGGCCGCGCATCTGCCTCGCTTGTTCCGCCACATCCACAACTGTCGGAGTTCCCTTGGGGACCATCCCCGCCGCCTCGGCTCCATAGAGGGTGGCAGTGTTGAGGGCGCTGTCGAACTGCTTCTTAGCGTTGGGGTAGGGATTGCCTTCGGGATCTACCCAGTTAGCGAGACGTTGACTGCTCGCCACGGCCATCTGGGGCACGGCGCTGAACGCTGCCGCCGCGTTGTACAAGGGTGCGCCGGGAGCCAATACTCCTCGCCAATGGTAGGGCGACTTGAGCGAATCCAACTCACCGCGCTCATAGCTACCTATCTCTGACGCTATCCGCGGATCGATCTTGGCTCTGTCTGCTGGCGTGGGGTGGAGAGTAGCAAGACGCTGAAGCAACTTCTCCTGGCGTTGCTTGTCGGCCCACTCCTTCTGCGAGTCCATTTCGTAGCCAGCTACGCTACGCGCCAACCGGCCGGGAAGGTTGTAGAGGGAGTCTAATGGCTCAGCCATGCGTATCCTTTACCACTTAACTTTGTCAGCCCAGTACGCCGCAGACATCTTGCCCTTGGCGATGTTGCTGGCATGGCGGGCTTTGAACGCCTCGTTCCGCGCAGACCCATCCGGGGAACCCTGCACACCCTGCTGGCCGAAGCGGATCAACCGCTCCTCGTCACCTGACTTGGCCAATACCATGTGCGACTTATCCGGGTGATTGGGAGTCCGCACAGGACGATTGGGCAGTAACTGCCGCACGCGGTCGCCGTCGCTATCCATCATTCGCACCAGTCGTCGTCAAAGAGGAAGTCAAACATCTTCCCACCGGCCGTTGACAAGCCTGCGAGTAGTAACACCCGTTTGTAACTGCTTCTGGAGGATGCGATCCTTCTCCCGCTCCCTTTGTTCCATGGCCAGCCGCTGAAGGAGAGCCTCTTGGCGCATAGCTTCCATTTCCATCTCATGTGCCATCCGGCGCTGCTCGCGCATCTGCGCCACGCGGGAGTCGTTCTCGTCTTGGATGGCACCCGTGACATCGCTGATCATGCCGCCCAGGTGCCTTGCCTGCGCGGAGGACACCTGTTGCGCCATAAGGGCTGGATTCATAGGTTGGCTCTGGGAGTAGGGCTGCATGTTGAACGGGCGTCTAGCGTCCTGCTGGGGGGCTTCTTGGGCATTTGGCTGCGCGGCAGGTTGTGGTGCAGCTTGGGACTGGAAGGGATTGCGCCCTTGGCTCTTGCGGGCGTTGCGAGCGATGAGGAGTCTTTGAGCCTCGGCGCGCACTGCTGGGTCTGAGCTTTTCAGACGCTCTTGGATGTCAGCATCAAACTCAGCTTCTTCGCCCCACCAACTAGCATCTGCTGACAGGCCATCGCTGGCCGTCCGCCCTTTGCCAAATGCCCCTGGTGCGGAGCGGCGAAACAGCCGCTGCTGTTCTCCAAACCATCCTGGTAAGTCGGCCATCGATGCCCTCCTACTAGGCAAGTGCCCCGCGGCGACAGCGGACACGCAGAGGGCTGGAAAACAGGGCAGGCTGGCTGGCGACACGCGGCGTTTTCGGGTTTCGCGAAACTGGGATGTGTCGTCGGAGAGGGGAAAAAGCGACATGTGGGGGCTAGGGGAGGGAAAAAATCCAGGGGTGGATATGACAATAATCCGCTCTCGGCCTGGGGGGGAACGGGGGGTCTTCGGCTTGTCGCCTACCCTTTCCCCCTCGTTCTAAACCGTTGCCCCGCCAGCACTTAGGGCATTCGCTCCGATTACGCACGGGAATCACGGGAATCATCACCAAGTTGATCAACATTGTTTTTCTCCGGGGCCGGTCTGGCATGCATCGCCCCTATCCACCCGTACACTATCCCTCTCTTGCAATCCCGTTGCATATCATCCTGGCTGTTCACCCGTACACTATTCCGGCGGTTCAACAAAATAGCCCCCGGGGAAACTACTCCCCGGGGGCTATACGCTTGTCCGCTACTGTACGGCGGTCTACCTTCCCGCGTAGTATTCCCGCAACGCTTCGCGGTACGCTTCAACGTCGCCCGCTACCGCCTGCCCCCGTACCGTTTCCCGTAGGGTGGTGATGTGCCCCCGCTGCTCTGGTGTCCACGGTTCCGGGTTTGGAGTCTGGGCCGGTGTGAAGCGGTCCCGCTCCGTTCCAGCGTCTAGTGCCCCCGCGACGAATGTCCGGGGGTATTCCACGCGGCTGGTGCTGGACACCATACGGTAGGCCGTTTCAGTCTCTGCCAGTTCCTCACACCCGCCATCCGGCACCCACCTACCGTCTACCCTCTTGCCAGTGTAGAAGAGAAAGTTAGTGGTGGACACCGGTACACTTTTCATCCGTCCATCCGTTTCAACGTGTGCCACGCCCCCGGACACTGCCACGCCTTCCATCACTACCTCTGCCATCGGCTCACCCACAATGGCGGCTCTGGCGGTAGCGTGTGAGACTGTACGGGTTTCCAGCGTCGGCCTACCCGCCCCCGGACGACGGCCCCGGATGCCGTTCCGGCTAGCCTCTTCCACTGCCATTGCCAGCGTAGCGGGGGAAGGGGCCGATAGGCTCATACTGGCGACGTAAGAGCGGTAGCGGCGCGTTGCTTTGCGTGATCCCGTGGCGGTCTGGCGGTCCCTCCAATGCATCTTCTTCAAACGGCCCCGGACGATATGCAACGCTCGCATCCGATCGCCATATCCTACGCCCATTTCCTGCCACTGGGCGGGTGTGATCGTCCAAAGTAGCCAACGGAACAAGGCTACCGCCTCTTCAATCTCCCCGGGGCCGAAAGTACGGCCATCCTGCCCCCCCATATCCCAGCGGAATGATCGCTCAGCGTACCCGTCCACCGCCTGCCAGACTTCCAATGTATCCCCGAAACACTTTGGGGAGAACGGTTCAACCGGTCCGGGCTTCCCCGGAATGATGGGGCAAGACTGTGCATAGGTGGAACGGATATCACGGCGGGTGGTTTTCAGACTCTTGATCATGACTGTCTCTCCGTTGGTTACGTTGGCCAGTATCTGCTGGCCACGGTTGAAATGTATCACTTACTATCGGCCGGGGGAAGGGTGTAACCAAAATTCTTTTTGGTTATTAACCGCTGCCAGTGTCTAGGTGGTGTAATCGCGGCCAACGCCGCGACAACTCAAAACGACAACGATTCTACTATCTGTCATAACTGGCAGATGGCAGCAGCAGTTGTCACATTTTCGATTCGCCCAGGTTACACTGGGCCGTACTAGGTTGGCGGGCAGTAAAATCGATTCGATTCGATTTTATTAACCGCTGCCAACGTCTAGTATCGTCGCGGCACTTGCCGCGTTTCACCCGTCACCCGCGTGTTAGCTACTGCGCATGCGGGCAGCAAAACCATCAGATACGCGGACGACTCCGCATGCTGTCCTATGGGCAGCTACCGTGCTTTGCGCGGTGCCTATTGCAGGCGGATTCGGACAACGCTGGGAGAAGGCATACGAAGCCCGGAGCCGTTTGACTCCCGCCACCAGAAGACCGGCAATAGCTAGTACACCAGCCGGGTCCGCGTATCTGATTGTTTTGTTTCCTTCAATGGAGTTAATCCATGTCAAAGGCCCAGGCTGGTGCTACGGCCATCATGGAGGCTCTGAGGATTCCTTTGGACAAGTTAAGGCAGGCGGGCAATGTTGCCGTGCCAGCTGATGACTTGTGCGAACGGGCCATCCTTGGGTGTCTCAATTCCCGTGATGGCAGTTGGCGTAAGACTCGCCCGTCGAATGAGGAATCCGAAACGCTTTGGGCGTTGGTGAAGTTTCACCGTTCGGGTGGTTCCTTGTACGGGTGGCCGTGGTTTGCACCCAAGGATCTGATCGACCCGCTGGATACCCTCGCGGTAGTCCTGCTGGGTGGTCATTCCAATGCGGCAAACGCATGGCAACGTGCGATGCACGGTTAACGGGATTCGATCCCGGGCAGGTGGTGGTGAGGGTGCGATATGACTGCACCCAATAAGGCCAAACAAGCTGCCTGCCCGGGTTCGGTTGCCGCTTCCGGTAATCGGTTTCTTTCCATGGAGGTGCGTATGGCAATTCGCCGTATACGTGCCGCCAAGCCTCTGGGTGTCATTCTGCACCGGGGCGTGTCTCCTTATGACGGTTCTCCGTACGTGGTGATCATGCCACTGCGGAATTCCAAGAATAAGAAGACCGGCTCAATGCTTCAGACCTATATTCTTAGGGCTGATATGCATCCAGTGGTGGCGGTACGCGAAGAACAAGATGGGGCCATCTGTTTCAACTGCCCCATGCGTGGTCTGGTCGGCTTTCCTAAGCGGACACCGGCCAACGCAAAGCGTAATCCAAAGCGTTGGCGTGCGTGTTATGTCAACGTCGGGCAGGGGCCAGCAATGGTCTACGGTGCCTACATGCGTGGTCGGTACGTTGAATACGATCCGATCATGCATGATCAGTACATCCGTGATCGCAAGATCCGGTTCGGTACATACGGGGAGCCGGTGCTGATACCGCTTGCCCTGGTGCAGCATCTGGCCGGTCTTTCAGACGGCTGGACGGGCTACACCCATGCGTGGAGCAACCTGACCTACGCTCCATACAAGCAGTTCTTCATGGCCAGTGTCCATGGTCTTACGGGGCCATGGTCACGGGAACATGCGAAGTCTCTTGGCTGGCGTACCTTCCGCACTATGCGGGGAGGTGAGCCTGCTGCTGATGAAGTCTTGTGCCCAGCGTCTTTGGAGGCTGGCCATCGTCTTAGCTGCCTGACTTGCAGGCTGTGCGACGGTGCCGGTGTCCGCAAGATCGGCTTGGCTATGCGTGATGTGTACATCCCCGGGCATGGTGGCAAGGCGATTATGACCGCTGTCGCCAACCTGCCCATTCTCCAAGCGTAAAGGCGCAGCATGGAAACGATGAATGCGGAGACGATTGGACGCAAGGCCACAGTGGTCGGCCCAAACCGGCGATCGTTGTCGGACAAGAAACTGCTGTCCGAAATCAAACGGCTGAAGCGTGACTGCGCCAGTTTTGGCGGGGCCATGCTGCTGGCCGCTTACCAAGCCGATGCCGAGCGGCGTGGCTTAAAGGAGGTATGAGCGTGGAATACACACTGACAGACGCCAGGTTGCGGTCGCTGAAGGCAGCTGTGACCCGTGCCCAGAACAAGCAGGATTGGCGGGCCGTGATCGCGGCATGCGAGAAGGCAGACCGGACGTTCCGAGAGCAAGGATACCCGGACTGCTGGTCAGACTTTGAGCGACACAAGGGTGACGCAGAGTTGTCCCTGAAGTTCAACTACCTGCTCATAGATAAGGGGTGCTGGTGACATGGGCAAACCAGCCAGATGGACGGCACCCAACGGCAACGTGTGGGAATTCGTACGCACAGAGAAGACCATTGGCGCGGAAGGGTTTACGCCGGGGCATCAAAGGACAATGTGGTATCTGGATCGCATCCACAAAGTGACGCGGCCAGACGGCACGGTGTACTACGACTACGAGATGATCGATTGTGGGCAACATCACGGAGACAAGTGACCATGTTTATTAAGTATGTGGCCGAGGTGAGGTTTGATGAACTGGGGTGGGTGACTATCCCAGAAGAGTTCGCAACCCGCGAGCAGGCGGATACGCGGGCCTTTGGCATGGCGTTGACGATGGGCGGGAAGGAAACCCGCGTGATCGAAGTGCCAGACGGCGAGAAGGTGGAGGCGTGACCATGGAATGTGATCAGTGTGGGTGCGGCGAGCAGGCGTGGAGCGGTGTCTTAGGTGACCTGTTCCATGCCTGCTGCCGTGCGTGTGGTTGGGTATACTCTTGTCCACTAGAGGAGGTGAGTGATGAGTGATGTGCGACTGCCGCTCAATGTGCGGCTCAGTGATCTGAGGACTTTGTTGACATGGAAGGATGGCGATTGCGATCCCGAGATGTATGTGCGGATCGAATCGGGCCGAGCGTTTCTGTATGCCGTGAAGCGTATGCATGGGCAGAACGGTATCGGCAAGATGGTGTGGAGCCGTGAGATTCCGGTGCTACCGGGGGAGGATGACTGATGGCTAAGACTGTTGCGGTCCACCTGACCGCTGACGAGATCGATGGTTTGTTCGATGCGTTGGATGACCAAGTTCGCCACTGGGAGAACTGCGGTGGCAACGATGAGGAGAACGCACGTTATGCCCGCATCATCGCTGGCCTGACTGCGACCGCTCGCAAGTTGGAGAACGCCCGTGACCAGATGGAGGACGAGTGATGCCACGCATTGCCGTGTGTCTGAACTATGAGGACAGGGATAACCCTCGCTTCTCAGGCGAGAACGATTACCCGGACTACTGCCGACAGTGCTACGCGGAAGCAGACGAGGCAGAGATTGCCGCTGAGTACGGCGTATCCGTGGATGCGGTGGACAAGATCGGTGACGAACACCCGGGGTATGAGGGTGAGGACTACACCTGCACCGAGTGTGGCAAGACCCTGACAAGGAGGGATGACTGATGCACCAGATAGCACCAGTGCCCAACCACAATGGCTCACCAGCCGATGCGCTGGCCGAGCAGATGATGGAGGTGTGCCATGCCTTGGAGGCAGCGGTAGGTGCCATGTGCCAGTGGCAACCGCATGGCAGGGACTACCAGATTGGTGGTGACTACCAGGCTGACAGGATTGAGTTCCTGAGACGGGTTGGTTTGTTGGAGGCAATGGCCAAGCAGTACGAACAGGAAGCGATTGCTGTGATGGAATACTACAACTGGAAAGAGAGGGTCGGATGAGCAGATACCATGTGAAGGTGGGTGATGCGACGTTCGCCTACGGGTATGACCGTCCGTTGCAGGAATACTTCTTGCAGAAGCACACGCCGGGGGAGGGTGACTACCCAGACGTTGAGGATTTGGTGGGCAGCTTCACCGGCAAGGGCTACGGCACTGCCGGTGAACTGTTGGAAGCGGTGGCTAAGCATGGCCTGCCGTTGCCGGAAGCGCATATGACTCTGATCAGTTTGGATCTACCCTTCTAAGGAGACAGCTATGAACCGTGAAGATTGCAAGGTCGGTATGACGGTGTCGTTCGGGCGTGGGCGTGGTGCCCATACCAAGGGCAGGGTGCTGAAGGTCAACGAGAAGAAGGCCAAGGTGGAAACGCTGGAGCAACGCAACAGCAATGCCGCTGGCACCATCTGGAACGTGCCCTACTCCATGCTGACAGCGTGCGAGTTCGTCGCCCCGCAGGCACAGCCCTATCCCAATGGGCTGACGATCACCGGGGTGCGGTATCTTACAGGCAACGAGTGCCTCAATGAGGGGTGGGACATCGGGCTGTACGACTTCGCGGTCGCACTCACCCTGTCCGATGGCTCCATGATCTTTGCGTCTGCGGACTATGAGGGTAACGGGCCTGGTGCCCTGTTCGGTCGGATGCGTACCGGCGAGCAGTTCATCCTGTCCCCAGCACAGAAGGAGGTGGCGGTATGAATCGCAAGCGCAAGTGGGCCAAGTGCGACGAGTGCGGCGGCGAGGTGTGGTTCGATGCGTGGGTTGACCTCAATGGAGAGGTGGCTGGCGGTCCATACCAGAACACGTTTTGCGAAACCTGCGAGGGCGAAGCCACCTATACCGAGGTTGAGGGCGAGCCTGTCACCTGCGAAGACGACGGGGATGACGAGCTAGACAACTTGGACGACGATGACGATGAAGACCTAGACGACTGGGAGGTAGACGATGACTGTGAGTGATCGACTGAAGTGCGACGATCTTTTGCGACGGGCGTTGGACTTAATGAACGATGCCATGTGGTCGCATATCTACGACGCGCAGAATGGCGAACGGCCCGAGCCGAATTGCCAGTTCTCTGCGTGGATCGCGGATTGCGAATCGTTTCTTACGGAGGAAAGCCATGAAGGTACTGGTAGCGTGTGAGTTCACCGGCACGGTGCGCCGTGCGTTCCGTGAGCTAGGGCATGAGGCATGGAGTTGCGATCTCCTGCCTGCCGAGGATGGCGGGCCGCACATACAGGGTGATGTTCGCCAGGTTTTGGGTGACGGGTGGGATCTGATGGTTGCCCACCCACCATGCACCCACCTTGCGGTCAGTGGTGCCCGCCATTTCCATCGCAAGCAGGTCGAACAGGCCGAGGCTTTGGAGTTTGTGCGGACGCTGATGGATGCACCCATCCCACGCATAGCACTGGAGAACCCAGTGTCTGTGATCAGCAGTCGGATTCGTAGGCCGGACCAGATCATCCAGCCATACCAGTTCGGCCATCCCGAATCCAAGAAGACATGCCTCTGGTTGAAGGGACTCAACCCCCTGCAACCAACGGCTGTGATGCAGATGCGTGGACGGTGGGAGAACCAGACTCCCAGTGGACAGAACAAGTTAGGGCCATCGCCGGATCGGTGGAAGATCCGCAGCAAGACCTACCCCGGTATTGCACATGCGATGGCTACACAGTGGGGCGTGGAGGAATGATGGCACATACACCAGGGCGGTGGGAGTTGGTGTGGTTTCGCGGCAAAGGCAGCGTAGCCCGTATTCGGCTGAACGGATCGACGGTCTACCAAGTGAGCGATGTGACTGACCCGGAGTTCCCATCCGGCACGCCCCGCTACAACTTGGATGACCTGCGATTGATGTCAGCTGCACCTGAGTTGCTGGCTGCGCTGAAGGCTATCGAAGACGATCTGTTGATGCTGGATGGCGGTGACTTTGGGCACAGCGTGAAGGGGTGGAGGGACATGGATGCCACTTCAGTGGACAGTCTTGTCTCCTCATCCTTCCGACTGGCTTCAGACGCTATTGCCAAGGCAGAAGGGAGTGCGTGATGAGCCGGTTCATTGTGGAGTTCGACCGCATCGACTGGAAGGAACTAAGCACGCAGAAGGAGCAGCTGTTCCTGCATGGTGGCGAGGACTGGGCCGAGGGATTGATCAACTTAATTGACTACATCCAAGACTCTGCGTCGGAGCAGGGTCAACCAGTGGTGTGGCTAGATGAGGGAGACACGGATGTCTATGATTGACGCTTGGAAAGACGAGCAGATTGAGACTGCCATTCGCCTGTTGGTCTGCGCTGAGCGGTTGTTGGAACCGTTCCGTGACCAGGAGGGGGACTGGGGTAGGGTGTACGAGCAGATCAATAAGTTTCTGAAGGAGGAGTGCTGATGAACACGCTGTCTGAGAAGATGGTGTACGACACGCCGATTGAGATGCTACGTCATATGGTTGGGTCGTTTGACCGCTGCAACGAATCCTTTATGGATGACAAGACGATCCCGCAGTTGCTGACTATCTACAACTGCTGGATGCGGTGCGGCTGGGACTTCTACCCTGACGAATGGACGACCAAGCAGGTGAAGGAAGCGATGGAGGGCATCGCCCCTGACTGGGATGAGAATGAGCGTCCCGTGTACCACAAGGATCGCAGCGAGACGCGGTTCGTTGGGGCGTTTGAGATTGTCTGGAAAGGAGAACGCTGATGGTTGCAGTGATCGGCTATCCGGGTGAGCAGAAGCATGTGTGGATGCGCTTCACCCGCAAGGACAATGCGTTGCGTTGGCTCACGGCGACAGGCACACAACTGCATGCCCTGCATCCGGCGTGGCCTGCCGCCTTGTACAGCCAGCGGATTGTGACAGAGAAGGAGGCGGCGCGGTGCCGGTATCGGGACGGTCGGCTGGTGTATCCGCGCAGCGTGAACAACGGCGACAACTGGTGGACTATACCCGGATGGGGAGGTGAGTGATGGCTAGGAAGAAAGTTACGTATCGCAAGATCCATATGAGCGGGCCAGGCTTCGCAGCTGACCGCTTGCAGGATGGCCCCGAGATCGACGGCATCCCGGGGCGGGTGGGCGATCTGGTTTTTATGTTCTACACATCTGTCCCGTTCTGGATTTGCGAGTGGCAACCAGACAACGGGCCAGTGTTCGATGTTGTCAACGCGCTTGGGGAACACTCGCTTGTTGGGCCGGAAGACCTGACACGCAACAGCCGGAACAGGATTTAGAACACAACCAATAGGAGGTGCGTGATGCTGTGTGAGCGATGCCAGTGGGAGTTGATGGAGGAGGACGAGGATGAGGGCGTGTGTGGCCCGTGCCAGACAACGCTGGAAGTTCTGGAACTACTGGGGGAGGATGACTGATGGCTAAGAAGATTGAGTTGCGATACATCACAGATCCCGGTCACGGGTGGGCAGAGGTGTCCGACACCCTCGCCAGAGGGATTGGTCTGGGCACCGACTTCACCTACCGGAACGGGATGCTGTACCTGGAGGAGGACTGCGAGATGGGCGACCTAGAACGCGCGCTCAAGAGCAAGGGTTACGCCCCGTCCTTTGTCGAATGCTATGTGGATGACTTCGATGCGTGGCTGGATGGAGATGCGTGGCCCAATATTCCCAAGGGAGAAGAGTGATGGCTAAGAAGAAAGCAACGACCAAGCACAAGCGGCAGGACGATGAGGCGGTGACGTTCCTGAGCTACGTGAAGAAGCAGGCACCCAACCTGTACGAACGGTACGCATCGCTTCAGCCCTTTGAGGATGTGATCAACGAGTGCTGGGTGAATACCGAAGATGGGTACGTTGGCATCGGGATTGAAACCGGCGCTGGCGTGTGGGCTAGTGGCGACAGGCCGATGCACTACGCGGAGATCCACTTCGATGAGGTGGTTCTTCAGTTCGACATTGAGTCTGGCGACGAGACGTTCCGCGAGAGCTACTCAACAGACATGGCTGGGCTGTGGTCTTTCCTGCGTCAGATCCCCAGGCCAATGCATTCCTTCGGTAAGTGGAGGCCCAACTGATGGCAGCGCCGAGGCGTAAGATTTCCAAGGAGGAACGCAAGGGGCGTGATGCTCTGATGCGTGTCAACAACTGGGTGCAAGTCCTGGTTGTGAAGCGTCTGTTCGATGAGGGCTGGACTACTGAGCAGGTGGTGCTGGCCTACGACCCTATCCAGCGGGAGACGGGACGCCTCTGCATAGCGCATGCCATGCCGGACTGGCACTGGGTAGATGAGAAACAGGTAGCGGACGAGGTGTACGATGCGGTAACCAAGGGGGCTGGGAATGGACAAGCTAGTTGAGTTGCGGGATGGGCTGCAGGAATACTCCTGCACCTGCATCGCCACTGCGTATGCAGAGATGGGGCAGTACGGTGCTGAGTGGGGAGCGATCAAACATCTGTTCCGCGTACTGTGTGCGTGGGATGTTCTGGATCGGGAAGTAACTAGGCTAGCGGAGGAAGAGTGATGAGCGACATTGATGTGATCCAAGCCCTGTTCGACACCAAGGTGATGAGCCTTGCGATGAACTGGCCGGTCGATGTGGCCCGCTTTGTCGGTGCCATTAAGGAACTGCGGGCACTGTGCCAAGATGACCTTGCTTCCCCGGAGGAGATCGCCAAGCAGTGGCGCATTGCTACCGGTGCGCTTGGCCTGGAGGGCATGGGTTCCCTGTTGCTAGAGCGTGGAGAGTGGCAGCGTCTTGTCTATGAGACTGCCGCAGACCGCAAGCCGTGGCGTGAGCATGACGATTACGTTGTGGTCTGGGACCAGCCGACCGGCTGTGTCGTTGCCACCGTGAAAGAGCATGGCGATACGGTTGATGGCGTGGAGTTCGATGTACGCAAGGAGGCGTGAGGCTTGCAATGTACAAGGATGTACTGAACGTGCTGCATGTTCTGGCGACCGCTATACTTATGTTGTTAGCGGGCCAGTTGAAGGAGATGTGTCTCAAGATACTGGGAGGTGAGTGATGGCTTGGCAACAGATGCCCGCCGATGCAGGGCAGATCGTTGATGTGCGGTACGACTGCGACTGGGAGACACGCACGCTGTACAAGCGTGTTGCCGACCGCAACGAGGGCAGTGTCGAACTGCTGCTTGGCAGGATCGTTGACGGTGAGGATAGGTACGAACCACAGAATGGCGTACTGCCCAAGGTGGAGCGGTGGATTTCAGAAGGAGGTGAGTGATGGCCAAGATGCTGTGCGAGTGCAAGGCTGGTCAGTTCCAGGGCGAGCCTATCGATGAGCAGTTCGCTGTGTTCGATGCGCTCGCTCGTCAGTGCGGGTATGCGTCTGGCATAGCTGCCGCCAATGAGTGTGTGTTGTGGGGGGATACGGTCGAACAGGCCGTTGCGTTTATGTCCAAGCAACTGGAGGTGAGCGATGGGTAGGAACTATGACGGCACTGGTGAACTGGATCACCTGCATGCCACCATCGTTAAACTGCGTGACGGGTGGCAGTGCGAGGTGCTGGAAGAGAACGAAGATCGCACGCGCGCAGTGGCGTACACCTACGGAGAGACGCTGCCGCTGACAGAGAAGATGGCCCGAGAGATTGCCAGCCGGTTCGTTGCCGGTCGGAAGATTCCTAAGCGATTGGACTGGAGGTAGCTGATGTTTGCGATGAGTGAGACGATGGACTTTCTGATCGGTGGCACCGGAGTGCTGCTGCTGTTGTGGTGGAGTTCTGGGAGCCACTGACCATGCTGTACGGATATGCCCGTGTTTCTACGGACAAGCAGGAGAACAGTGCTGATGCCCAAGCTATCCGTCTTAGGGCATACGCTGAGCAGTCAGGCTTGGAGTTCGGGGGCGTGTTCGTAGACGAGGATCAGTCGGCGTACAAGATCCCACTGAACAAGCGAAGGCAGGGCAAGGTACTGTGGGACAAGTTGCAGGAAGGCGACATCGTTGTCTTCTGTACGTTCGACCGTGTCTTCCGGTCGGTGCTGGATGCGGCGCAGACCCTAGCCAAGTGCAAGGAACTTGGGTTTCAGCTGCGGTTTCTGGACGACAGCATCGATGTGACGACCATCCAGGGCGAGTTGTCGTTCAACCTCCAGTCTGCTGTCGCCCAGTTTGGCAGCCAGATTGCAGGCCAGAGGCAGCGTGAGAACCAGGCATACCTTATCGCAGCCGGTCGCCCGTGCGGGAAGTTCCGGCCGTTCGGATGGGTTGCCAAGGACAAAGCGTTCGTTGTCTACCGTCCCGAGCGAGAGATCGGTGACATGGTGGTGGCTATGCGCAAGGCGGGCCGGTCCTTCACGGACATCTGCCTGCACCTGTGCAAGAAGGAACTGCGCAAGCCAGCCAACAAGCATGGTGTCAGGGGGTACTACGGCCTGTCAGACACAGTTGCTCTGCATCGGGCAGCGTCAGCTGGATACCCAAAGATCCGGCCAAGACTTTCGCAAGCGCAGTGGCGCGACGAGATGCAGCGCGTAGAGAAATCTCATGCGACTCAGCCAGCGCTCTGAGTGTCTTGCCGTTGATGAACCTGTCGGTGGCTAGCTCCTGCTCCCACTCTGGGAGATCAGCGATGGCCAGACGGATGTGGTCAACGTGATCGAACTCTGGCAGCAGGTCGGCTGCTTCCTCCAGTGTGATGCGAATCTCCCCTGGCTGGCGGGCTAGCTTCTTAATCGCCTTGTACATGGCGTTGAGTACAGCCCTGGCGAAGTATGCCTTGGGGTAGGGCAACCGCTTGGGGTCATAGGTTCGGGCAGCTTTGACCAGCGCCAGATACCCTTCGCTCTGCAGGTCTTCGACCAGCACAGACCGCTGCCACCCGGGCCGGTTCTGTAAGAAATACTTTGCGAGTATCGCCGCGAGCGGCATGTACTCAACGACTAGGCGTTGACGCTTGGCTGAGAGCTTCAATCGTTTTGTCATGCGCGTTCAGACGAACCTCATGTTCCTCTATGGTCTGGCGCAGTTCGTCCAGCATGCGGGGCAATGACTCCACGCTACTGGCTATTACCGCAACCTTGGCATGCAGGCTAAATGCCCACGGGACTACCGCTGCGGCAACCGAAATGCCCAGCATCCACAACTCTGTCTCAGGCGACATCTGTTCCCCTCACCATGGCGATTAACATGAGTCCCGCGTACGGGTGTAGTTGCCCTTCCTCAACGTGGAGTTTGATCATCCGCGTTGCTTTGAAGGCGTCGGCTTCGGGGTATCTGTACATGTGGGTGTGCCCGTTGTATCGGGCTAAGACTTCAAAGCTGATGTCGCTTCCAGTCTCAGATGCTCTAGGCTTGTTGGGTGTTCGCTGAAAATCCATTTGGCTAGCCATGCACTGATGAGGTTGATGATGATGGGCAGGACGATCAGCAGCAGGACCGATCCGCATTCCTGGTGACGCGCGCGGAACTCACTGCGGATCTGCTTCTTCCATTCGCGCCGGTCGGGGTTGGCCGTGGCGATTGCGATCAGCGCCACCTCCTCGCCGTGCTTCGACATGCGAGCAGCACCCGTCTCTTCCGCACACCGCACTGCTATTTGCTGGGCAAGCATGTCTTGCATTCCTTGGAGGGGACAAGCACAGACTTGGTCTTGCAGAGGCACCCTGGCGGGCACGCGCAGTCGGTCACATGCCCATCGCCGTGCGTGATCTTGCCGTTCTTGCACAGCCCGCAGCACTTGGACTTTGGTGCCGTGTAGGTGGTAACAACGTACGCTGCCTCCACTGCGACCCGCTCAGGGAATGTGGGCACCGGGAACAGCAGCGAGAAGATGAGACTGATCATGTCTGCAGTAGTCCTATGGTGCCGTAGTCGGGCAGCTTCTGAGGGGGGAAGCCATCCACATTTCCGTATGCCCAGGCATCACCATCGGTGACGCACACTGCCCAGTCGTCTGCCTTGGTGACGATCATCCCCGGCACCTGCTCCGGGTAGGACGATGGCCAGTCCTTCACAGGCTGGTTCCACGGACCCCAAGAATTGGCGATGAAGAACACAGTGAACGGCCAGAACTCTTTGGTGTCGTCAAAACCTACCGTCGCCATGTCATGCGCCCAGCCGCCAGCCTGACGAGGGTGGATGTTCTGTGAGTTGGGTGAGCTTGCCCACTTGGCGTACTGCCCCGAGTGGATTCCGTACCCGTTGGCCAGTGCGTCCATCGCATCGCGCACAGTGTTGATCTGTCGGATGATGCCGACCTTCTGCTCCCGGCACAGCGCAGCCACCTCGCCGGGCACTCCGCTGCCGCCCCACCTTGCGCCGATTGACCCGTTGTATTTTGAAAGATCAACTGGGTCGTACTTCTTACGGATCAGAAACCCAACGTCCCGCTCAAACGTCGATGCTCTGGCAGGGATCATGCCCTCACCGCTGTGGCCGCGGGCACCGTACGTTGGCTCCGTTGCTCCGCGTAGGATGAATGACTCAGGGCGTTGCTCAATCAGAACTTGTACCGCGCGCGTGCAGTCACGGGCATTCCGACTTCCATGGGACACGCAGTCTCCGACCGTCTGAACTTCTGTGAAGGACAGTGGGTCCAGCTTGCGAACGTACTGCCACAGAAGAGCGCGCTTGCCTGCGCCTGACCCTACGTTGTTGGGTTCCGAGTAGATCGGGCGGGGCTGCGACTCCTGCCACAGCACCCGATCCCGGGGGCTGTTGATCCAGCCGGTCAGCCCATCGTCGTATGCTTTGAGGGGGGCGAAGTCACTCACTTTGCTTTGCAACCTCCCGGCATGCGGCTGCGATCTGGTTCACTAGCGAGGTGCTAAGTGGTGCATCATCCAGTGGGAACTTGTCGGCCATCACCTTCTCAACAGCAACGTCCAGGCCAGCGTACTTGCCGCGCATATCGGCAGCAGCCAGCTTCAACGTGTTGATATGCAGCTGCCGCCACATGCCCACGGTGCTGATGAGGTTGCCGTTGTCCTTCTCGGTCACATCGGCAAGGGACAGGTAGATGCCCTTGAGGTGTGAGCGGTCTGATCGGCTGGCCCCGGCCATCGCAGTAGCGACTGGGCCTTCGGCTTTCTTGGGAGAGGGGATGAACGTCAGGGCAGCGACAACGATGGCGACGATCACGGGGATGTTCTTCATGCCTTCACCTTCAGCAGTGCTTGGAGGAGGGCGTTGCATGCGTTGACGACAGCGGCGTCGGTGCTTGCCTCCTTCACGGAGACGATGGATTCGATCTGCTTGAGGATCGACGGCTTGCTCTTGTTGCTGACGGGCAGCTTGATTGAATTAAGCGGGAGGTAGGTGAGTACCACTGCCACTGCCACTGCAACGAGGGCGAGAATCTGTACAGTCGTCATAGGATCTTGGCTCCGGGGATGAAGATGGTTACGCCACCAATGTTGGCCTGCATGGTGTAGTTCAGCAGCTTGTGCGGATCGACCAAGCCCCAGCCGTAGACGTTGTCACGGCCTTGCTCGCCAACGTCCTTGCAGGTGGTGGCCAGTGCCTTCATCACATCGGCATGGTTCACCGTGCGATCTAGCTTGTGCTGCGCGCTGATGTACAAGGCCAGCACACCCGCAACGAACGGTGCGGCCATGCTTGTGCCACTCACCGTGGCATAGCCGTCGCTCAGCCAGCAGCTGGTGATGTCCTGCCCTGGTGCGGCTACAGCAATCTCTTTCCCCCTGCTAGAAAACTCGCAGGCATTGCCGTGGCTATCGACTGCACCCACTGCAATCGTCTCTTGGTAGGCAGCAGGGTAGTTGACTGAACCCCCATCGTTCCCGGCCGCGCACACCACAATGATCCCGGCAGCAGCTGCCTCGCGGATCGCACTGTGTACCCCGTCGTCCGTGCGGCTTGATCCCAAGGACATGGAGATGATCTGAACCTTGGCTTCGATGGCGTGGCGCACCGCTTGTGTCACCCAGTCGTTGCTGCCCATCCCGCTGTGGCCAAGGACTTTGAGGGAGAGGATCTTGGCGGCGGGAGCAATGCCCTTGGCCAGCCCATCACGGGCGGCGATGATGCCACTCACATGGGTGCCGTGGCCCAGCGTGTCATGCGGGTCCGAGTCAGATGTGAAGTTCCGGTAGTCAACCACCGCCTCGTCCAAGGCAGGGTGCTTGGCTACACCACTGTCGATGACCGCGACAGTCACCCCTTCGCCCTTGGACTTCTGCCACAGGGAAGGGATCCCGTACGAACAGACACCCCAATCAACTCCGTGCTGGAGTGCGCGAGGTGCGTCTAGGTTGACCCGATACGGGGGGAGGTGGACTACGCTCACTCGTCCTTGCCTGTCGCCAGTAGCTTCAGAACATAGATCACCAGCGGGATGATCACATCGATGAACGTCTTCCAGTCCACGCCAAGCGCAGAGAACTCAACGCCAGCCGTGAAGGCGAGGGCTTCAAAGTCCTGCTCTTCGTAGTCCTCGTCCGTGAAGCGACTCTTGGTCAACGCCTTGGGCGAGACGGCCTGGGCCTCCAAGACAGGGATGATTACCTTGGCAGCTTGGTTGACGAGTTCCCACTGGTCAGCGTAAGGCAGATCCTTCCGCCACTTCTTGGCAATCTCAACCAGCGCAAGCAGCGCAGTCTGGTTGGCAAGCAGGAACTTAACTACCTTGATGTTCAGCATGAGCCTCTCCCGTAGTGTCATTGATTGCGATTGCCACAATGGCGTGGCCCGCGATGTCGGCCAGCGTTTCCCTAATAGCTAGTGTCCGATCCGTGCCGATCATGCCCCGGAGGCGGCGGCACTTCTCCCCGATCCTGGCAAGCTGGTAGACCCACGGTTCGATACCGTCCTCTGCAACGCCTAGCGCGTTCTCTAACGGGCTTTCCTCCGCACACCCGTAGTACCCCCGCTTCCGGCTCAGAAGCCGCCATAGCTCAACGCAGATGGGCAGATAGGGATCGTCGGGGGAGACGGACAGAGCCTCACCAAGTGCGCTCTCGGCAAGCCTTAACGAGTCGGCCGTATTCGGCCCAGAAACTGGCATGGTGGTAGGGGTCATCGTTATCAATCTCCTCCTCGTCTAGCAGGAATGCGGTGCGGGCATGCGCCCACTCCTCCATAAAAGTCTCAACCAGTGCGTCCCGATCCAGGCTGTCGCGCAGAGCGATCACCCCGCGGTCGCCGTCTTCGTTCAGCAGGAAGTACCCCAGCAGATCCGGCATCGTTTCCGTTGGCCGGATGCACACCCGGATCGGGAACGTGCATGGGAAGCGGTCCTCTGCCCACCTCTTCAGCTTGCGGGCCAGCGCCCGCCTCCAGCAGGAACTTCGGGGCATCGGACAACTCCATGATCAGTAGCCAGGGCTGGTTGTTACGCCGGTGCAGGACGACAGGGCATTTCCCCCGTGCATCCCGGCGGGCTTGCGCCAACCAGTCGTATGGGTTCCCCCGCTCAGTTCGCTTCACCTCAAGATGAATGCCCGGGTAGTCACTGATCACATCCGGGGAGTCAGTTCCCCCGGCAAATTGCTGGCCCCGGCGAGCCTTGCCGCCCATCACATGCGCCCAAACCTTGGACGCCTCAAGCTCCCCTCTGCAACCTTTGGCACGGGACTGGGTCACTTCTGCCACCTCGCCAGCAGGCCGTTGGAATGACGGGACTCCACCAGCGTGAGGCTGGGGAACTGTTCTGTCAGTAGCTTGATGGCATCCATGCCAACCTTCAGCTTGTCGATGGACTTCTCGTTCTGACTGATCCACCGGCCCAGCCTGCCACCCATGTTCAAATCGGTGGTGGCACCGGCTGGCTCCCAGTAAATGAGGAACGTGTAGCTGGCAGTGCGGATCATTGTGCCTGTGTTCATGGTGACCTTGCCGTCCATGATGTAATGTTCTGCTGGCGTTCGCGGGTGTAGTAATCCGGCAGCGATTCCGGGTCGTAGCCCAAGTGTTGCTTGTGCTTTAGAGATGCAAGAAACGCAGGGTCGTAGTTATCGGGATCACACTCTTGCTTAACGCCTAGAAGTGTAGCTTTGTTCAGGTCGGGCTGTCCACTGAAAATCTTGCCGCTGTGATACACCCCGTGGCAGCGTGAGCAGAGGCGCAGGTAATTGCGGATGTCATGCTTGCGACCGGCACCACCAATAATGTGGTGAACCTCCAAGCTGCGGCGACCATCGGACTCAGGCCACCAGCACACAGCGCAACTGCGGTGTAACTCCACCCACTCTAGTAGCGCGGCCTGCTCGGTCTTATTCATGTGCGGTAGTGTACCGGCTTACACCGCAGCGCGCCACAGCTTAAACGGCGGCGAGGGTGCATAGCGACTCCCAAAAATCTGAGAGTCGCTATCTGCCCAAACGGCGGTTTCGGGTTGCAGAGAGCGGGCGTGCGTGTTGTTTTCGGGGTTCACGGC